ACTCATTATCTTGATCGCCAATTCTAACTGAATCATGTAATCTTGTTCCCACATCTTTTGAGGTAATGTGAGCATCAATCTCTGCATTCTCAATAACTGTAGTCATAGCATTATCAAATACGTTTATTGCTAAAGCATATTCAACATTTCCACCAACTATGGTAACTCTTGCTTTAAAAAATTGATTGAAATCTGTTAAGATTTTCTTATGATGTTCGAGAGTATTAGTGCTTATAGATAAAATATTTTCAAAATCAACAACGCCATCTTCTGTTGTGAAGTTATTCAAGAAGTCTACTGTTATCGTAGCTCCTGGATCAATAGACTTTACATACAAATCAAATAAAAGTCTTGAGCCAGTATATATATTAAATTCTCTTTCAGTAACGCCTACAACGCCTAGTGTGAATGGAATTATCACACCCTGGTCATAAAGCTTATATACTTTTTTATTGGTATTATCTACCATAGTTTCCTAATTGTTATTTGTATATGGATTACTTACAATAAAAAAGGGAGACTTTCGTCTCCCTTAATTCATCATCTATTTTTTTAGTTAGATTATAGAGCAATGTTGAAAACCATTGCAGCTGAAGATTCAGCAGCATAGTTTGATCCATCAGCCTTAAGAACAGCTTGGAAAGCTCTTCTTGAAAATGCTACTAGATCTAGTACGTCTAATTCAGTTTTGTTAGCTTCAACTTTTACTACTACAGCTCTACGTAATCCAAGGAACCATCTCTTTCTGTTTACAAGAAGTAGAGATCCTTTGATGTTGTTAGCTGGAGTTGCAGTGTTAAATCCAGCAGCTCCTAAATCTTCTCTTAAATATTCAGATACGATAACTGGCATACCTTCGTATTTAGCAAGCTCTCCTGAAAGAACAGTTGCTTGTCCACCGTATTGTTCAATTGTACGAACATCATCCAATTGGATTAGTTGGTTATAAACTTTTGGTCCAGCAATAAGAGCAAGTTGAGAAGGATCAACTCCAAATTTACCCATTTTTCCACGAGCAGCAGAAATTTCTGGCTCACTGATTGTTGTTGCACCAGCATCAACTGTTGCAGCAGCACCAGCAGCAATTACTCTTGTTCTGATTCCGTCAAATACTGTTTCTGGAGTTTCAGCAGCAATTGAAGCAATAGTTGTACCAGCAGTTACGTCTGGAAGTTGAGAGAAATTATGAAGAGTTCCAGCAGTGTCACCTTCAAGAATTGCGATTTCAAGAGCTTTTTCTTGACCTTCCATTAATTCTTGACGAATAACTTTAATAACGTCTGGTGCTGAGTCTTCAGAAAGTTCTTCTGGTAGCTCATAACGAGAAGCTAGCTTTTCTGCGTCGAATTGGATAGTCTTATCTGTTTTAAAGATTTGCTTGTTGATTGCAGTTGCAACTCCAGTTCTACGAGCAATAGCTCCATCAGTTAATACTGGCCATTTGTATGGGTTTGATGGCATTTTTACTTCCATGAACAATCCAGAAACTTTTCTTTCAAGATTAAATTCATCGATATAAGAATCAGCAACTACAGTTGGGATCCATTCAAAACCATTATCTCCAGATCCGATACCAAATGCTTTTAGAGAAAAAGAAAGTTCTTCTTTAAAGAATTTAGTTTCTTCAACTGGAAGTTTGAAGATTTTTGAAATAAGAACAGCTGTATCAACATCAGCCTTAAGAGCCTTAACTTTATCAAGGTCCATTTTTGGAAGGTATGAATATTTTCTATCAGCAGTGTTAACTACTAAAAGTTCATCCATAGACTTAACACCAAAGCTCATGAAAGCTTTTTTCATAAGTTCAGGAACACCTTTATTAGTTGTCTTATTAACTGCACCTTTTGTGCCAGCAGCAAGTCTTTCTGCTTTTTTGATTTCTAGAGCTTTTTTAGCGTTTGCTAAAGCTGTTTTCAATTCCATTTTAGTTCTCCCTATTTGTTTCTGTTATTATTTTGGTAAAATTTGTCTCACATCAATCTTTATACATCCAATTATTAGCCTTCTAGTTTTTCCATTTCTGAAACAACGTCAGCTAAAGCCTTTTCCATTTCTTCGTCTGTCATATCTTCTTCATCATCACACTCAATTTCAACTTCAGCTTTTTCTTCTTCAGCTGGTTTCTCTTCAGAAACTGGAGCATCCATCATATTAGCTAGAGCTTCCATCATCATTTGCATATTTTGCAACATAGCATCAACTTTAGAAGAAAGTGATTCAATAGTTACTGCACCATCTGTAACTTCAGCTTTTTCTTCTGGTTTTTCTTCATCTTCTTTTGGTGGAACAACGTCGTCTGCCTTAGCTTCAGGAACAACTGGCTTCTCATCTTCAGCTTTTTTGTCTTCTTCTTTCTTTGGCTCTAATCCCATAAGTTCTTTAACTTCATCGTGTGAAAGTTCAACTCCAGATTTCTTTTTAAGTAATAGAATCAAATGTCTTTTTGTCTTTTTCATTTTGTCTCCTTATGAAATTATTTAGTATTTTGTGTTTGGAAAAATATGTTCGCTACTTCTTCTAGAAATTCACCATCGACGCTCTCATCTGACTTTAATTCATTAAGACTTTTAGCTAAAAAATCAAATAAACCTTTTAAGTCTGATTCCATTGATTTATCTTCTTTATCTGCAACTTGCTCAACTGTAAACTTTGCTTTTGGATTGCATGGGATAGTTACTACTGAAATTTCTAGTAACTCTAATTCTTTTACGATATTGGCTCCAGCTGATTCATCAAAGTCTGCGACTAATTCATTATATCCAATTGAAAAAGTTTTTAAGCTTCCTTCTAAGATTTTAGTTTTAACATCTGCAACATCACCTGCTCCAGAAATTTCACACTCAATATAAAGACCTTTTTGTTCGCCTTCAGTAATGACGTCAGCCTTAATACATTTACCAATAACTTTGTCCCAATTATGTTGGAAAAGAATTACTGGATTGTCCATATATTCTGGAAGTGACTTAACAAATGCAGATGGAAGAACAACGTCTCCAATTCTATCTTTGTCTGCTGTATTAGCAAAACCTTTAATTACCATTTTACCATCTGCTGATTTGGTAACGTGTTTAACATCCCAATCTACAAGACAATTTAAAATTCTTTGAGGCTTTTTGTTTTTTAATTTCATTGTTGAATCTCCAATATCCTATTATTTACATCAATTTTATTTTTATTCATCTACTTGATCAACTGCTTGAGCAATTGGAGAAGTATTCGATAGTGTTCCCATTATAGAGCTCTCATCTTCTGGTAAATATTCAATAATTGAACAACGGCAATTTATAACTTCACCAGCATCTCCAGATGGATCGCGTGGAAACATTAATCCATTATCAAACTTCTCATCTAATTCTAAAGCGACACCATCTAAAGCTCGATGTGTATCTCTTACTCTGTCATCTTCAGCAGTCAACCAAACTTTTTTCATCTTAGCTGCTTCAACTGGAAATTGAGTTCTAAATTCTTCAACTTTTTGTCTTTGTCCAACTGAAACTGCAGTTAAAGTCTCTGTTCTAGCTATTGTATTTGCTCTACCTTTAGAAATATTAGAGAAAACGTCTCTTATTCTTGAAGCGATTTCACCTACTGAAGCTTGTTCTTTAAATGAATCTGCAATTAAAGAATTAATTTGATTCCTAGTTGTTTCTGTGATTCCAGTAATACGATCAGATCCAATTTGCTCTAATACTTTTGCGGCTTTATCGTTTGGAAATGTCATTGGTCTACTAGATATTGAGGCCTTATAGCCATTTCTCATAGCTTTCATCATCGATTCAATATACCATTCAACTTCATCGCCAGAAAATCCTTCAATGTCACCAATAGATATTAAGCCAGAATCGGCTTTTGTTTGATATGATTTATATTTACTTTTTAATTTTTTAAGAAACAACTTTTCCATTCTTGAAAACATTGCATCAAACTTAGTTTTATTTTCTTCAATAAGTGGAGCTATACCTGAACCTGTAGTCTTTTCAAGTTGCTCAATTTTTTGCTCTTTAGTAATTGCTCCAACTCTTAGTTCCGTCTCGGACTTTTTTTCTTGTTCGGTCACCTCTTCAATTGGATTAAATCCTTCCAGCTTTGCTTTTTCAATTGCTTCTGTAACTGCAAGAGATGGGTCAATTCCAGCAGCGATCGCTGTTGAAACTAAAGCTGCTACTCTATCTGCAAATGTTCCACCAGTTGGCTTAACATCAGCTAAATTTTCAGTATCATTTTGAATATTTAATACTTCAGTTTTAGTTTGTCCAGGCTCAGCGGATAACATTCCAAATGGAGCCGGTGATGCTGGAGCTTGATTCTTTGTAATAGCTGGAACGATATCACCACCTTCAACTGGAGGAAGCTTCCACATCTTTTCTCTAACTTCATTAACTGAAAGTCCAGAATTCAACATCCCGGTTGCTGCAGTAGTCTGTTCAGTTATATTTTCTTTTAATGCTTCAACATCTGATAAATCAAACGTCATCTTCAACTCTCTATTAACACTTAAAATAGATCCGTGAGTGTTAATAGCTTGTTCAATAAATACTAATATTGGTTTAATCGTATCATTATAGTATGTTTTATCTTGAATGTTGGCATTAGAGAAAGTGGCTCCATCTAAAAGACCAACCTTAATTGGTGGCATGTTATAAGCAGCAAGAATTGGCTCTTTATTTCCTCTCATAAATTCAATTAAACTAGTTTCGCCTGGATTTTGTTCAATTGTTGAATACTCCATTCCTTCTGGAAGAACTAAAGTCTTATGGTGATTTCTTTTTCCTGTAAAATTGCTTTCAAATATTCTTTCTAATCGAATCAATTGATCTTTTGTTAATTTCTTTTGGGTCTTGATTACTCCGCCTAATCTTGCGCCTTGCTTATAGAATCTTAACATATGTTCGGCCGTATATCTATCTAATAAAAGATTTTTCATTACAGACATTATTGGAGCAAGTCCATAAAATGGATCAACTGGATTTGGTAATCTAATATGAATCATTTCTTCTTTTTCAAAAGAGAATGTTCCTTCTTGCGTATTAATACTATAACCAGCTAAAACTCCTCTCATATCTTCAGAAGCAATTGGTTGAACCAATGCACTCGATATTCTATAGATTCCTCTCACATTAGTTTTCTTATTTTTATTTAATGCTTGTCTTAATCTATTGGCTGTAGATGAGTTATCGATTAATTCATCTTCTTCAATTTCACCTTTATCTACATAGATATATGCATCACCAGTAGCCAAAAGGTCAATAACAATTAACATCCAGAATTCAACTGGAGTAGAAATTGTATTTGGATGGCTTAATATTTTATATTCTGGTTCACCATTAGCTTCAATCCAAGTAATCCTAGAGATAGCGTCTGTAGTTCCATCTTGTTGAGAAATATTTTGACGAATGGTCTTTTTCTTTTCTAGTTTAATTGGTAATGCGGCAATTGTTTTTGCTATGGTGTGAACAGCGATAAAAAACCAAGTCTCCGTGCAATATAGTCTTTGTAGCATTGCTTTATCAATAAATTCATCTACAACACCAAAAGATCCAAGAACGTTTGACGATTCAGATGAGCTATATGATTTTGTATACATATTCAATTCATCATTAATATCGCCATTGTCTTCTAACTTTTCTTCTAATTGTTTAATTTGAATTTCTAAATCATTTAACAATGCTTTTTCTTTTGAGGCGAATGGCCATAATTTTGACATATATTGAAATCCTTATTATAGACTAGTATTCTGTGATTATTTACAATAAGGAGAAAACTAAAAAGCCCACCAGAATAAACTAGTGGGTTTTACAACAATTTAACCTATAAACTAGGAGGCTTCTAGGTATCTGGTTTTTACAATAATTTTTGAATGCAGTCTTCACAATATTCCTTTTCGTCATAATTGTGGTGATAAATAGATAATGAGCGTATTTTATCGAAATAGTTCTTACACTTGTGACACTTAAAAAACTCATTCTTGATTGCCAATTTATCATTTGATAAATTATACTCTGAAAGGCTTAAGGTTATATCCTTATCTTCTAGGTTTTTTATAGTATGTGGTTCAGTTAAAAATAGTTTAGACATTTTCTTTTTCTTTTTGTTGACGTATGTAGCCTAACATTAATAAACTATAATTTGCAAGATCAATCAAAGTATCTTCAACTCCTTCATCTTTTACTTGTAGTTCAACTTTAGAAGCAAATGAAGCAATACGGCTCATTTTATCCGTCATCCTAGTCAAGAATCCTTGTTCAGTAGTACATATTCCCATTTGTTCTACTCTTTCGAAGTTACTAAAAGGAGAAACACCTACTCCGGTGTAGTCATTATTTTTTTTACGACAGATGTCTTTCATTTTATCTGTGACTTCTTCCATGTGAAGAAATAAATCTTCTTTGCTCCATTGTCCTTTCATTTTGCTTCCTTGTATTCTAGTAAATAATAATCATTTTCTAGTTGTTTCATTTCTATTTGAATATCTTGCATTTTTCTAATTTCTTCAAAATCTTTATAAAGTTCTTTCACATATACTTTGGTTATGCCGCATTGAAACAATAATCTCATACAGCTAATGCATGGACTTAAAGTACAATATAACTCACATCCTTTCATACTAATACCTAATCTTGCACAATTTGCAATTAAGTTTGCTTCAGCGTGAACAATAAATTTATACTTGTCTGGTCTTATTTTAGGCAAATCTTTATCTTTTGCTCCTCTCACAAATCCATTATAGCCTATAGCAATTGGTGTTGATCCATCTAAATGAACTAAGCACGCTCCAACTTTTGTTTGCTCATCATGAGATTTTTTAGAAGCTTGTTCTGCAAAGCCCATTAGCCATTCTATTCTGTTATAAAATTTTTTATCCATCCAATCTTCTAATCTAAATTCTGTCATTATTGCTCCAATTGTTGCGATATAAGATATTACTTAAAATGTACAAACTTTATATTACTACTAAGACAAGGAAGTTTGAGTGGCAAAAGACGATAAGCTTTTATCAGAAAGACGTGAAAAATTAAAAGTTAATGCAACAGCAGAAGAATGTATTGCTGATTTGAGAGCATTGCAGGAAGAATTTCCAGACAAATTTATTAGTAGAAACTTCTACAGACAGATGGGATCATATTCTGATGGATCGTATGACAGACATTTCGGTACATTTAGTGAGTTTAGAAAACAAGCTAAGTTGGAACTTTCAAGACCTCAACAAAAACTAGAAAAGGACATTGCTAAACACGCTTCATTTGATCATTATATAAAGTTCTTCCAAACGGAAGTTTATCCGTACCATAATAAGTACGAAAAGAAGTTTAAACCGGGCCATATCAAGACGATAATGGTATGCTCGGATCTTCACGATTTAGAGATCGACCAGTTTTGCTGGTCGGTCTTCGTGGATCAAGCAAGAAGAGTTCAACCGGATGTAATTGTTTTCAACGGTGATATCTTTGATCTTTATGAGTTCTCTAATTTTTCAATGGATCCTAGACATATTCATTTAAAAGAGAGATTTGATTTTGTCCATAACTTTATTTTTGCTCAAATCAGAGAAGCGTGTCCTAATGCTCAAATAGATTTCATTATGGGTAATCATGAATTCAGACTATTGAGACATATAGCTGATAGATCGCCTCATTTGAGAGTTCTTATGAGTGATGTATTGGATATTGGATTTGCTGAAATCTTTGGATTAGATAAATTTAAGATTAATTGGATCTCAAAACTAGATTTTAAAGCTTACTCTAAAGGTGATATAAATAAAGAGTTAAAGAAAAATTATAAGATTTATTTTGATGCTTTTGTTTGTAGTCATGAGCCTGATTCTGGACTAAAAGGTTTATCTGGAACTAATGGCCATCATCACACAGTTAATCTTCAATCGAATTATGACATTTTACGTGGACCAGTCTTTTGGTGCCAAACTCCTGGTATGCATATGACTGATGCTGAATATATTGGTGGTGCTAATCGTTGGAATTTAGGTTTTCTTTTTGCTTATATTAATGAGAATTTAAAACAAACAATTATTAATCCAATAACTGTTCATCCTGAATGGGCATTAGTTAATGGTGTCTTTTACAAAAAGAGTATATGATTATAAGTAAAGATTTACAATGGATTGAGGAGTACCTTATAGCTTCTAGTAAACTAATAGATAGTTTATCAAAGTTAAAAAGGATCACATCAATCCACGGTAGACCGGATACAACACATAGAATTTATGGTCAACTCTGGAAATACAAAAACGGCCACTATCGCATGTCTATTCAAGTCAACTACTATTCTGATTCAAAGAAAAAGTATTATTCAACTATGGATATCCTTTGTACTCTTAGTCATGAGTTGGCTCACATGTATTATTGGGATCATACTCCAGAGCATAAAATATTAGAGGCAAAGTTGTTAACTATTTTTATGAAGAAATTATCTAAGAAAGGATATGTTTCTGAAGAAATTGAAATGGAGAGTATTAAATGAAAGTGAAACTCACTATCCTTGAAGGCGAAACTAAAGTTACTAAGAAACTAATTGGCATAAGTGAGATTGAAATAAGACAAGGATACTTAGAATTTTGGATTAAAGATAATGAAGGACAATCAAAAATAGAACTATCAATTAAACTGAGTTTAATTCTCGATATGTTGGTATTCAAACACATTCAAGAAAAAATGAATACTAAAAAAAGAGAGCGTAAAGCTAAAGTAAAGAGAAGTCTCAATAAATATTCAAGAATGATGAGATAAATAGCATACTTATAATGTTATGCCAGCATCCAGTGTTCGCTTTTCTCGTTCTCATTCAACACAGAACTAACGGTCTTTCACCTTTTAGCGTCTACTTTGCAAAGATATGGAAGACAAACTGTGCGACGACATGTTACGCTACTGCTGCGTCTGTAAGGTAGGATTACCGCTAAGTTTTAGATCGTTCAGCTCGAACTTTATTTATTATTACTTAAGATCTGAAAATATCTTTTCAAATAGATTACCACTATTGTTAAAAATATCAAGGATAGTTTTATATTGAAGCTCCAACATTTGTTCTCTCAATCCTTGTTCAGTTTTAATTAAATTTACTTTTTGCTCTAGTTCTTGAAATGAGCTAACATAAAAGAAACTAGGAAATAAACTTCTATTTGGATCATTATCTATATCTATAAAGACTACAGTTCGATTCATGATGGCTTCAAATAATCTTGGTGTCCACATTCTATTCTCATTTTGTGGATCAGAGATATAACAATGAGCTAAAGACTTTTTAATCTCACTGTACAATTCTTTCATTGGCATTGGACCTAAGAATTGCCCATCTTTTAAATTCTTAAACTTTTCTCTAATGCCTTCTAACTTTCCAATAAAATTAATATTAAGACTAGAATTATGATCGTAGAACTTAACCATCTTTTTAGTACGTTTTCCATTTCTACTATTACCATAATAGAGAATGTCTCTATCTAAGCTAGTTACTGACAATATTGTTTTATCAATATTATTCATATCAAATAAATGAGTGATATAAAAAGGAAATGAATAAACATTTTTAAACTCATTTTCTTTACCAGACCAATCTAATTTATTTTCTGTCTGATAAACTGGACTCAAAAGATTAAGGTCTTTTCCATCTATGTCTAATTGATCAACAACTAAAGACTTTAAGAATTGAGAACTATTTTTTGAATCAGAACAATATTCATAAGGAAGAATTGGACTCTCCAATTTTGAATTTTTATGATTTAGCCAATCCGTTAGAGAAGAGATTTTGATTTGAGTGTCTGCGCCTAAATAAAATGTAGGAATATTTTTTACTTTTGAAGTGTAGTTCATTAAGAAATAAGTTGAAAGAGTATTGTTGTTGATCTTTCCGCCATAAGCAGATAAGGTATTATTGAAACAAAAGATTGCATCAAAAGTATCGATCTCTTTTAGATCATAATCTACTATATCAATAGCTTTATCAAACTCAGATAAGTATTTGCTTGAGGTAAGGACTGTGTATTCGTATCCACTTGATTTAAGACATTTACAGAAGTTTTCTATTTCTTTAAATGATCCTGTAATATTCTTTTTATTAGTAAAAGTAATTGGAGTACAGAGTTTCATTATAAGAATTTTCATTTTCTTTCCTTTAAATAATTATATGTATGCCTTATCATATCTTCAAGATCAAATTCAGGCTCATAGTTTATAAGATTTTTAGCCAATGAAGTTATAGCAACTAAACTATCAGGATCACCGTGTCTTGGTGGAGCAATAGTTATTTTGCAATTTGATTTCATTACTTTCAATATAGTACTAATTACTTCAAGATTTGTAAAGCCTTTTTGACTTCCGATGTTCATTATTAAATTTGAAGCCGATGATGTATTGGTCATTAACATGAAAGCTTTCCAATGTGCTTCAACTAAATCCTCAACATGAACATAATCTCTCACATTAGTTCCATCTATTGTTTCGTATTTATTACCATAGATAAATACTTCATCTTTTCCATTCAATATTTCTTTAATAATTTTTGGAATGATGTGAGTTTCTGGATCATGGTCTTCACCTATTGTCGATTCAGGACAACAACCGGCAACATTAAAGTATCTAAGTATCGTAGTTTTTAATTTACCTTTAGAAGAAAGGTCTAATAAAACATCTTCAATAATAGATTTAGTTTTACCGTAACTATTAATTGGATTCTTTCTATCGTCTTCTCTAAAATGAGTTTGAAACATATTTTCTGAGGTCTGAGTTCCATATACAGCCGCAGTAGATGAGAATATAAAATGTTGAACATTAGCTTTTACTACTTCATTTATAAAAGAAATAGATTCATTCACGTTATTAAGGTAATACTTCATTGGATTTTGTTCTGATTCTGGAACTATTGAATGAGCTGCAAAATGAAACACTCCATCCGGCTTTATAAAACTTAAGAATCCTCCAATTATGGAACTATGACCAATATTAAATTGAAAATAATCTGAATAATATTTATGTTTAGGTTTAATTTCGTCAATGATACATACTTCATGATCCATTGATCTTAAGAGTTTACACATATGAGAGCCAATGTAGCCAGATCCGCCGGTAACTATGAACTTCATTTTGTTTTCCATTTATTTAATGAATCTCTTAATTGCATTTGAGCTTCTTTATTCATTACGTTTCTTTGCCAGTAATCATAATCGTTCTTTAATTGTTTAGCATAAGAACAGTCATCATTCAAGTCCTCATCAATTAATTTAGCATTTTTTAAGAAATCGTTATATAGTTCGTTAGTTGAAACTTTTAGAATAGGCTTGCTAGATTGCATTGTTTTCCTTTATTTATTTTTAAGTTGGTTAAAATAATTTACTACAAGTCTCTCATATTCTTAAAATTAATTAACGCTTTTATTAGATCGTCTATTTGATCTTTGCCTTCAATTCTTAATATGGTATATTGTCCATCTTCATTCATTATCTTTTCAATATTATAAGACAGTCCACTTTCCATATCTATATAAAGAACTTCATTATTCTCTTCTGTTACTTGTTCAATCGTTAGAGAAAATGTTCCATCATAATTCATTTTCATAAGTATCTCCTTTTTTAATATGGGTCACAAAAATATTCTACTTTAATAAATCTACCAATTCCATTTGCACTATCACAACCAAACTTTGAATCTGCTAAACATTCTACTGTTCCATCATCATAGATTCTAAACTGAATCTCACCTTTAGTTGGATGCTTTAATGAAATGATGTCGCCATGAGTTCCATCTTCTTTTGTAGTTTGCATCGTCATCGTACACTTTATCAAAGTTGGATCGCTCATGTAACCACCTTCAATTGGAGCGCATTTTTTTAAATCCTTTTCTTCAAATTGAGGCCTCACTTTTTTAGGCTCTGCTTGAGGTTTTTCTAATATGAACATTTGAATACCGGTTGGATTTTTAATAGAGTTTTCAATTTGTTCCCATTTATTTTTCTTCTTCATAAGTATCTCCTTATTTCAAGCTATCAATTATTACTATTACTTCTTCAACTCTATTTTCATCGATCATACTGTCTAACTTTTCCATTAAGGCTTTACCATATTTAGTTTCAATTTCTAAAAGCATTTCATCCCATTCATCTACCATATAAACTCCTTATGCATTAACGATTTTTAAAAATGCTTCTTTCAATAGTAAGTTAGAAAACTGTACATGCCACTCATATTTAGTTTTACGAAATTTTTCAACAGTTGGTAAATTGTCTGAGTAAAGGTTAGTTGCTTTATAGTCATATATTTCGATTTTAGATCCATCTTTAAATTTAATATGGTACTGAGTTGAAATCTTAAAGTCGCTTTTAATTTCATGAACATAACCATTATAAGTATTTGCAAATGAAGTAATTGCTTTCAACATTTGTTTGTGTGTCATTGGTTTTGTGTAATCCATAAAGCCTCTTTTGTTTGTTGCTGTTAATTCATTATAACATATTCTTATTGAATTGTAAACAATTATTTACAGACTATTCATAATTAATATAAGAGCCCTAAGTGATTGATACTATATGTAGTATATGAGGCCCTTATTTGACCTCAGATTGATTTGGATTATTTATGTGACTATTACTATTGGCCTATAATTTAATGAAAAGTCTCACTTGACTCTTTGGGACTAATTGAGGAATATCGTTATGTTCTTTGTACCACTTATTGCATATGTAACTAAAATCATTTTCAGCTATAACTTCATATGATTCACTTTCATAATGTTGAGTTCTCTTTTCACCATTTTGATTTGTCCATTCAATATCCATTTCTTTAGTTTCAATCTTTCCAATTATAGGCATTTTAAATTTCTGTGATGGGCTCATTTTGTTCTCCTTATAGGTCGTAATTAAAAGTTATGTGGCCATTCATTACTGTAGAGGTATTTGACTTTAAAACCATAATGACTTTATTTTTATCTAATGTTGGAGAGTCTGCATTCAAATCTGTTACCGTATAAACATCGCCAGATTGAATTGTCCAATAAACAGATGAAGCAAAAGATGTACAGCTTACGAAGTTGAATTGGTTACCACTCTTTGCGTAGTTACATCTAATTCTATTCACTATTTGTAGCTCAACATAATCGTCTGATTGAATTGCTCCAATTGAATCAGAAGTTAAAGTAACAACTGATGGAATTGTAAACACATCATTATCTGCTAAATTATTTGTTGATGAGTAATACGATGAACCACCATTTGTTATATCATAAACAACATTTTGTACTACATTGTCTGTTCTCGATATTGTCGTAAAGTTATTTGGAGTGTTAGAAGCAATTGAGCTCGCTGCAGTTGAGCCTCCACTTCCTTTACATGATGCTAATAAGACTAATGATAAAAGTATAATTACGTTTTTCATAAATTCTCCTTTATTAAGCGTTAAGTAAAAAGTTATAAAGTTCTTGAGCTTTAATTTGAGCCGATTCAACTGAGAAATTTTCTACTGTAAATTGGTCTATGCAAACTTGTCCTTCTTCTGTATAAAATCCAACAGTATATTCATAGCCTTCTTTTGGTGTATCGCCATTGCTTGATGAAACGATCACTTCTATTTTTTCTACATAAGCTCCATAGTGTTGAACATTTGAGCCATAGTATCCTTTTTTTAATGTGATCATATTAACCTCTTATTGTTTTAATAAAGTTTCTTACTGACATTGGAACATTTGCAATCATCCAATTTAAAGTTCTACCATTTAATTTAGCTTGTCTGTGTAGTTCTATTAGTTCTTTTTTATTAACTTGATTCATATAAAGAAATGCTCTCATAATCAACCTTTTGTTTTGTTGCTGTTAATTCATTATAACACATGTAATCATACATGTAAACATTAATTTACAGTATACTCATTAATTAATATAGAGTCACTAAGTGATTGATATCTGTAAGTAAATATAATTTATATATATTTAATACCAATATGAGTTCATTTTTATTAAACTTATGTTACTGTACCCATTATGAACTTAATAAAAGTCTCACATTATAAAGTCAAATATAAATTTAATGTTAAAGTTGAACGTGAATTAATTGTTAGTGCTAGATCAAAAGAAGAAGCTAGAAATATTGCTCAATATGAGATTGAAACGACCTTTAAAACGAGAAGCTTTGTTTTTACAAAAACTGAGCTTATAAAAAATACTGAATATATGATAGATGTTGGTTGTCCTATTCTACCATATATTCAGTAATGAGACTATAATGAATTAACAAATTCAATTAAGAATGAAACATAAACGTCTGGACTAATCCACTCAGCTTTATTATCACCAAAGAATGGCTCACATAAAATTGAAACTGGTAATGCTTCAACTACAGCTAAGTTATAAACACCTCTTTCATTTCTTCCAGCTTCAAGAACACCATCGCCATCTCTTAAAACTCTATTGAATTTCTTACAGAACATTTCTGAAAACTTACGACCTACTTTTAATGAAGCCGGATCATTAGAGAGAACGTTACACTGACAACCTTTTGCTTTTCCATTATATGCATTCGTATGTAGCTCCATACTCATGTCTGGTTTCCATGCTAAAACTTGATGGGCAGCGTCTCCAACTGTAGGAAACTGTGTGAACGTTTTCACTTCATGTTTGAACTCATCTTTTCTAAGATTAATTAAAACCGTACATTCGCGTGTATATGCTAATTCAGTCATGCCGTTCCATTGAACAGATCCGGTATCAATTCCTTTTGAGCTTTTATCTCCATGACCTTCAATAATAGCTATCTTCATTTTTTTAGTTAATACAGTCGGCAAAGGCTTTACTGTTTCAGTGATTACTGGTTTTGTCTCAATAGGTTTTATTTCTATAGGTGTAGGTTTTAATGCTAAATATTTATTTAACTCAGCTAAGTATTTAGGATGACCTGGTCTCGACGTATCAAGTACAGCCCAATAATAAGGTGAACCTTTTGTAATGATGGTTCCTTTCAACTTTAATTGCTTATCTAAGATCATCATTCCGGCTTCAATATTATTCTTTATATTGAAGATTGACTTTCCAATATCTGTGTCTGATAATGACTTATCTTTATTCCAATCAAAGTTGGCACCATGATATTTTGCATCTTGATAAGATAATTGCATTAAGCCTTCTGAAGCATTTTGTTTTCCAGTTACAGCGTCCTTTGATAATCCTGTTTCAACATATCTTGAATATGGATTAAATCCAGACTCAGGAGAAACAATTGCTTTAATTTGACATTGCCAAAAAAATACATTTGAATTATGAGCCAATAAGTTTGGACAATTTGAAATGAAGTTTGAAACAACAGAGTCTATTTCTTCCTCAACTGCTTGTTGTTTAGGTGTTGATACTGTTGGTGAAACATGAGTTATTGGTGTAGCGCTTTTCTTTTTAAATAATGAAAGAAACATTTTAAATAGGTTCATAGTTAATCTCCATTTGTTTGCGAATTCTATACATTAGATTTTAAATATTGAGCTAAGTAAAATGTAGATAACTTTTCATTTCGTATTTCATCTTGCTTAAGATAGCCTATATCGAATAGATCACGAACTTGTTTTTTTACAGAAATGTTGGATAATTTACCGATGTTGTTTATTAATGGAACAAAGTTAGAACTTTTTACATTAACAGCCATTCTAATATTGAGACCAGATAATCTATTAAAGATGTCGCCATATTGATTGATTACATATTGTTCATGATTTGGAATGATCTTCCAAGTAAAAGCGTCTTTAACATCATTGAATTTAGAGCAACAGAATTTCTTTTCCATATAAAATAAGCGGCTGTTATGAGCACAGTTAACATTAAGGGTTTCCAGAGCCATAGAGGTCTACCCACACCGCAATAAAATTAATTTAGTTCAGCGTCAGTTTCAGCCATAGCTTCAACTTCTTCTTGAGTTGCTTCTTCAGTTGGTAGAACTTCTTGCTCTTTGCCTTCTTTATCGATCTTCACATCTGATAAATCAATTGGAAAGACTTTAGTTTCAGCATTAGAAGAAAGTGTTTCTTCTTTTGATTCTGTTACTACCGATTGTTTCTTAAACTCTACTGGTAAACCATCTTGAAATGCTTTAGCTTCTTCCATTGTATCAAAAGCTTTTTTCTTTCCATCTACAGTTACGTATACTTTTCCCATGTTGAATCTCCTATTTAGGGTTAATGTTTCATCTTTACAATTTTATCTATCATACTCACTAAACATGAATTCATTTATTTTCTTATATTGTAAAGGAGACAGATGTTCTTCTTTAACTATATCATGGAACTTAGTGTACCAAACATCTCTTGCTGATTGTTTGGCTCCTTCATCATTTTGATTTAAAATAATATTTTTTAGCGCAGCTATTTCTTCATCTTTTGCTCTAATTCTCTTATGAAGTTCTTTTGTATCCAATAGTCGATGATTACGATCTAAGTATCCACCTAAGATAATATGGATATGATGATCATTTGAATACTCTGGTCTAAAAGCTGGTTCAGCATTCTTCTCACAAAAGTCTAATTTGATAGGCGAAGGAGCAGTTAATTCTTTCACTTCAGCATTTGGCTCAATATAACCAAACATTTTATCACCATACTTTTGTTGAATCTGTTTGATGAATTCATTTCTTTGTTGTTGGTTGCTATACTTAACGATTTCTACTACTTCAAGAGGCTGTTTGTGTCCAACATCGATATAAGGAAAACCTTTCTTCCATTCAAACTCACCATATAAAGTTTTACATTGGCCACTTTTGTCTGGCCGTGATGCATGAAAGTCTATAATGTGGTAATCATTTTTAATTCTAGTAACTAATAAAACTAACTCATCTTGTAGAAATGGTCCACATTTTAACTGATTAGTTTTAACTGTGGGCTTTCTATCTTGTACTGCTGCCTTAAAAAAATCAACTATCATAATAACTCCTATTCGTCGATAAACTCTTGCAATTCTTCTATGTGTTTTACTATAGCTTTTGCTTTGCCTTTACCAAACGAAACTAAAGGTCTATCACCAAGATTATTATTATCCTCATCTACTTCCCAGATGCCAAAGATACGTGAGCCTTTGAATTCATCAAATTTTACTGCTGTCAACTTCTCTTTTGGATAGATCATGTGTCCCATTACTTTTTACTCCATGTTATTTGATAACCATTAATTGGTTGCTTTGTAACATTATACTTATAGCCTTTAAGTCTTAGAAGAATTGTTAATCTTGCAATATGTTTTAATTTAAGATTATTGAATCCAGTTATTTGTGCTCTCATTTGTGTCTCTTTATTTCTGCTATAATCTTATCTTTATAGATACTCATAATGAGATGTAAGGCTATAAATGATAAAATGATGATTGCGATTTTCATACTGGTTTAAACTTTTCAATAAAGTCTTGATATGGTCTCACATAAAATTGAGTTGAATCAACTTCACCATCATATTCTGGTCTATATAAGATACCATCAAACCAACGACTTGGAACTGGACTCTTGATCTTAACGGTTCGTTGAACACAGTATCTTTTGCCTTTATATTCAAAAAGATAATGTTTAACAATTTCATCTAATGTCATTTAGTTCTCTCTTTGATTCTTTGTTTATTTAAAGCAATAGATACTTCATCTGGTTCGTAGTCTTTATAGAACATATCATCAACTTGAAAGATAGATGGATCAGTATGAGTTGGCTTATATCCGCGATTAAGCATCTCATTAACTAAAGCAATAAATCTTTTCTCTAAGAATCTCATCTTATTGTAGAAGAACTTAACATGGCCGGGTCCTAATACATATTGTTGAGGTATCTCAATTAGAGAAAAAGGTTTTGATATTCTATTGAGCGATTGTTTTAAATTACCCGGCAATCTAGTAATCTCTCTATATTCTGCTACAAGATGTTTAGTATTCAATTCAGATGGGTCAATTAGATTAATTCTGGTCACATTTTATCCTTAAATTCTATTTCTACCTAGCCAGCGGTGACACTTTAGTTTATAAGTTATTGTTATCCTGCGTTATATGAAGCACAGACCACACCAATATCTACCGACTTATCTGCTTTTCCGATGCACTTAACTGTAATTAAGCTTAAATCATCAACCCATGAGTTCATTATTTCAAGTTTCATTAGTCCATTATTAAAATGAAAGCACCAACTTTTAATACTTTCATCCCAAACATAAAAAGAAGATGGTGATATTGTTCTTGCTTGCTCTTCAGATTCAGCACAAACAATAGCAGAATCATACGTATCATAATGATTATTATCATTTTGGCTAATTAAATAAAGCATTTTCATTCTTTTTTACCTTTGGTTTTATGTGCCTTATCCATCAAGGCCATACGTGTCGTTATAAATAAGTTCTCTAATACTATATTGTTCTTATCACCGTCTATAAAGGAAACAATTTCTCGTCCTTGTAAGGGACCGTGATTATCAATCCAGATAGCCTTATGTAAAGGTATTCTTGCTTTAGTTGAAGCACGATATGATCCATAATTATCTTTATAGTATTTCATTCCTTTATACTCAATGAATGGATTATCTTTTAGTTTATATTTGAGAGGTCTAGTTTTGAGACCTAAGCGTTTGAAATAATTAAATATTGATCCTCTCGATACCCCAAATTTTATGGCCACATCTTTACAGCTCATTCTACCAAATGAATAATAATAATATGCTTCATTAATTTGTTTGACCGTTAATCCAGGTTTATTCGTATATTGATTTGGCATATTTGTTTATTACTTGATTTAGAGAAAATGCTTTTAATTCGAGGGCTCATATGTCCTGATATAGGACTTTTTAATTTTTGGGCCTATTAGATTAAAGGTTTTAATTTTTGGGCCTATTTGGATTATATTTGGTCTTAATGAGTCTATTGGATTTAAGCGATCTATTTGTATTCTAGTCTATTAGTTCATTTAAATTTATAAGTTATTAATAATACATGTGATATTTTTGATGAATTTGTGCAGTCGTTAATTTAGTTGTTCATTATGATTTATTTTATTCAATAGATGAGGAACATTTAAATGAAATAATATTGTGGGATATTAGAGAAAAGCTTCCATTATGGGAATATTTATTATATTGGATTTACCACTCTATTGTTATATATAAATAAAGCCAACCTATTTGGATATACTTGAAGCTTTTTGAATGATTATATTCTAATTTGTGTCTGAAATATTTGCTTATGGATAGTTTGATACTCATTTGTATTTTCTTAATAATATAGTAGCTTTAGCTCTTATTAGTCCTGGATTTTTCCAGTCTTGTATTGAGCTTAAATAGTCTTTGATTTCTTTATAGTTGAGATAATCTTTCATACCGTTGCCGGGTCTAAAAAGAATATGGAACTCTTTTGGTTTATAAGTTGAATTGATTAACCATTTAGGAGAATTAGAGGTAATGATTTTATATCCATTCTTTGTTACTTTAAATTCTAGATCAATATCATCTATGTAAAAGTTTATTCTAAAGGTTTTACATTTTCTTAGATTACATTTTGGATAATGGCTTATGAATTGAACTACTTCTCCTTCTAGTTCTCTAAATAAAATATTATCACCACATTTGATTTTTGTTTTCATTTAATCCTCCACGGGAAAAAGAAAACTCTCCCGACCATTCCGTCAGAATATTCCCATCCATATTTCCAGATTCTAATTTTATATTTGAATAGTTTAAATTTTAAACCACTTGCTTTACTGGCTTGCATCTCTCACTTCCTTTGCTGTTGGGTTAACTTGACCCTAAGTAAAAAATCTTGGGCATTGCTATGAATTATCACTTCATCGCTTTCAAGCATTCTTTCTATATTGAAAATTGCCTCATCCACGCATTCCCTTTCTCTTTTTAACTGCTCTTTGAGTATGACATTTTTAGAAAATAAAGAATCGTTCTCTTTTTTGATATTTTCATTTGCGGATTTCAAGTTTTTAAATCCATCAAAATTAACTTCTTCTTTTAGTTTTTGGATTTCTTTTTCTCTATGAATACATTCATTTTCCATGTCTTGTTTAGTTACGTATTCAACACCACTAATTGTGGATTCTTTATAGTAAACATCCATCACTCACTTCCTTTTTAATTCATTTGATCTCTTTATAGTTTTTATAATAATCTTTACCACACTGTCTGCATTGAGATTTGAATCCATATTCTCTTTGGCTATCTTTACAGTAAGTCTCATAAGATAGAGGTTTATCTTTACCACATTTAGTGCAGATTTTCGTTATAGAATCTATACCAATAAAAACATTTTTAAAAGGATCGAATCTAGGAACTTTTAGATTAAATTGTTTTCTCATTATTTACCTCAAACTCTAATTCTTTTTCATTAGAGCAACCGACACACTTAAATGAAACTAAGAAAGATTTTGATGGGTCGTAGTTTCCTTTCATTGGGGCAGAACATTTCTCACAATTAGTAATAAGCTTAGCTTCTAATATGAATATAACATTATTCGAATCCATTATCTACCAAAAGGTTACTAGTTATACCTGCTTTCATATTGGCGATTAATACTTTCATATCTGATTTTGCTTTATCTATATCTGGGTTATTCATTATCTCATTAAGAGATTTAAAAAGATGCCAGTCTCTATTTTTATAACCTTGAAGCTTAGGTGAAATTGATTTAATAATTTCTGTTTTGGTAGAGTTTTCTCTTTTGAGGTCTAGATTTTTAGCTTTTAGTAAATTAATTTGTTCTTGCATATAGGTCCTTATATTTTAAAACTAGTTTAACATATTCTTTATTAGTTGAGGTAGCTGTTCCAGCATTATAAGCTGAAATTATTAATGGAACTTTTCCTTTATATCTCTTAGAAAGAGAGTGTAGTATCTTACATCCACATTCTACATTGTTATATGGATTCATAAGTGTTGGAATATTTTTAATATTACAGAAATGCTTTGCTGTATTTAATCTTATTTGCATAAGGCCATAGTCTCCACCAGAAGATATTGCAGATTCTTGAAAGTTAGATTCAACTCTCATTACAGATTTCATTAAAGTTGGATTAACATTAAAACAGAGAGAAAAAACTAATGCCATCATTATGGACTCCTTTGTAAAAATAGCCTTAATTTTTTAGATTAAGGCTATTTGCCATATTTAGTCGTGTGTGAAAGGCTCATTAAATATAAAAATACTTTCTTAAATATAAATAAACACTTTTTAAAATTAAAAAGATAACGAGAGAAATGCTGATCATTCCAATAAAGAATAAAATATAACTATTTGAATCCAACAAAGAAGGAACTACCATACAATAGTACATACTAATTAGAGAAAATAGAAATATTGCTGCTGCATTTTTAATCATCATATTCTGAGTCTTCATCTTCTTCAATTATTTCTTCTACTTCTTCAGAGTCAGATAGCGCTACGCTTTTAAAAATTGGATTAACCTCATTATAAGAAACATACTCAGCCGCATCAAATAGATCCATTGCTTGAGTTTTAGCTTCTTCTGGAGATAAGGCCTCTATTTCAACTTCAAATGGAATATAACCATTAACAACATATTTCATATTATATCCTTATTGATTAACAGAAGAGGTAGTATTGTCTTGTGGACGAGGCGTTTCATAAGACTCTAAGCTTCTCTCTTTCATTACCACACCAGCAAATAACCATTGAACAATCTTACGATCAAAGTCGATTCTTTTAATGCAATCAACTAATCGACCTTGTTTTCCAGTTTCAATTAATTTGTGATTGATTTTAATATCTGAAATAATTCCTTTAATTTCTTCTTTCTTATCTTCCACAATATTCTTTAAAGAAGATTCTTTTTCTCTTTGAAGAACGGCCAAAAGAGAAGTTGATTTAGCTATTTTTAGAATCTCTGAATCTGTTAATTCAAAAATTAAAGCTTCTTTTACTTCAGACTCTTCAATTTTAGGTGGTCGAACATTTGTTACCGGAGCATCTGGAATTGGTTGATTATTATTTGATTCTACTTCTGTTTCATTAAGCATTTTCTTCTCCATTTGTTATTATTTCAGACATGTTGTTATATTTTACTAATAATAGTGAGGCTTGCAAAACAAACTCAGAAAATACTTGAGGACCTGTTGCAGTAATTTGTTTTGTTTTACATAGGTTATAGATAGAATCTACAGCAGCCTTAGCATTTTCAATAACTAAATCCATCTTAGGAATTACTTCTTCATATTGTTTTGAATCATCAATAACAATTAAGTCTTCTCCAAGAGAGACCATAACTTTACCAATTTCTTCATTAAATTTATCGATGTCCATACTATTGCTCCTTTATTATAAAAGCAATAGTACTCTATTTTTAAAATAACTTTATTCTAGACTTTCATAATGATTTAATTCAATAATTTTAGCTTTGTCTAGTTTGTTTTGTTCACATGTTTGGATTATTTCTTCCACATATTCTTTAGCCATTGGAAGAGAATTATATTTTTGTGGATCTAACATATAGTCTTTAACTAATATTTCGTGGCCATTAATAATCATCTTAGCATTTGATTTACTTTGTAAAGCATCTCTTAAATGAAGACCATTCCTTAGTCTATCTTTTACTTTCATTTAAATATTCCTGAATAATCTAATAATTTAAGAGCTATTTGTTTATTGTTAAGGTTTTCATTAGCAGTAGAAATATCTAAATAGCTTTTTGCATCTGCAATTTTAGATAGAGCAAGAGTTAGAGAGCGAGTGTATCTCTTTTCTTTATCACATAATAAATTCATTAATGACTCAATCGTTTTTATTTGAAACATAATGAAATTATACTTCTCTTCGTTTAAAAGAATATCTTGCTCTAAGGTTTCGGCTTCAAATTTCTTTTTAGCCATCATATCTTTTAATTCGTAGTCTTCATTATTCTTTAGGGCCTTTAATCCTTTCTTTAATTCTTTCAATAAGTTCTTATCTTTTATTTCATCTAAACAGTCTTTGAAAACTAAATTAAAGAACTTTAATCTATACTCTTCATGAATCAAATTAAGAATAAAATTAATAGCCCAATGAGGCTTATTATGTTCTAATATAAGCTTGAGGACGTATTGTTCGTGGTTGAATAGACTATCAACTTGGTCTCCAAAATGCTTAAACAAGAGCTTTGAGGCGTCTGGACAACCTTCGTAATCCTTTAGTTTGGATATAGAAAAGTTAATCAAATCATTTTTATCAGCTTTTAGTTTATTCATCTGTCTCTCCAAATAGATTAAATTGTAAATAGCTTACATCAAAAGTACAATCATCTAATCGTTTTGGTTTATATTTTTTGTTACTTGATTTTAATAAGGACTGTCTGGCTAATTCTCCATTATCATATGGATATAGCGGGTTAGCATAATTCTCTAAAGCTAAACGATAAATTTGATTTTTTCTTTCAAGCTCTCTAATTTTTTTATTATTAAGAGCGATAAGAGAACTTTTTTCGATACCATCCATGGTATTTATCTCCTTTGCAGAGATTTTTACACTTTATTGTTAGATTTTTCTTTCATTAGTTCTATTTGGCAATTTAATAATGCTTTTGATGTTTCATCTAAACTATCTATTAATCTTGATAAGGTATTAACGTTCACATTATACATTTCAATAATATGATAATTATATTCTCTTGATGAGGCATATAAATTAGTTAACGCATTGTTTCTTATATATAATCTAAATCCATAAATAGATGAGGCAACAAAACCAAATATTAATATAATTTCAGAAGTTGAAAAAATAATGTGAAGCTCCTCATTTAATGTACTTATATTATGTCACGGAAGATATTAAGGCTCATGGAAGAGCTATTATCTAATCTCAATATTAGAAGAAAACTCTATAACGTTTCCATCTTTTTTCTTATGTTTTAATTTTTGACCATTAACTACTAACATAAAAAGGTCCATTGTTCTTCTCACATCACCCCTACAATATTGGATTACTTCCATACATTTTCCTTCACGCCACAATTGAGGCGCAAATCCACCTTCCATTTCTTTCATATCACCAAGCGTTGGAACAGATACAGAATTAAGACCTACTCTTTGGCCAACTGCTTTATGAAAGTCTAAACAAAGATCAATTGTCTTTCCTTTTAAAGCTGTTTGAAATAATTTTCTAGCTGCAAGATGTTCTGGAGTTTTAACTTCACCACCCCATAATGGATAATCAAAATTAAGAGTGTTATATCCTACAACATAATCAAATGAATTTAAGTATGAAAAGAAGTTAGTCATTGTTCTAGATTCTACCCAATCACGATATTCACCATCATTAGTTAATGAACACGTAACTGCGTTACCTAAATACTCTGAAGCTTGAAAAGAAAAAGGAGGCTTTACATCTCTTAAACATTCAGCATCAACTGCTACAATTTTTTTACCTTTAAAAAACTCGATATAATCCATATAACTCTCCAATATTTTGTATTGGGGTTATACTACTAATTAATCTTCTTTGGCTTTAAAAACTAAAGTTTGTTGATACATTTCAAAAGTAAACTCTTTTAGATTTATGTGAAAAAATTTACAAAAAGATTCATACTTTTGAAGTGGTAACATTTTTCTACCACCTTCAAGAATTGCTATAGATTGAGAGTTATTAAAACCTAATATATCGGCCATTTGAGCTTGTGAAAGACTATGTTTTTCTCTAATCTCTTTTAAGAATGGTCCGAATGGTTGTTTCATTATCATATAAATTATCCTTGCTTTTTAAATTCATTGAAAACATTAGAGATAAATTCTTGAACTACTCCAATGTTTTTCTTATTTGGACAAACTGCTTCATACTCATACACAACTTCATTTAGTATTTCAGGCTTATTGTCTAAAAAAACTCTATTTAAGTCATGATGAAATGCATGAAACTCTTTATTTTGATTATACTCTAAATAAGCAATTATAAAATCAAAGTGTTTTTGTTTTAATGCACTAAATCTTGTTCTGTTTTGTTCTTTAAATACTTCACTTATTGTTTTCAAACTATTCTCCTTTTTTTAGGATTTTATTTAGTTGTCTAGTTTCTCTTTGCAGTTTCTTATATTTTTTAATTAAGATAAACATTCTTGCTCTTTGGTCTTCATCATCACACTTAACAATTAATTCTTCTAATTCTTTAACAACTTTGTTTACTTCTTTATTTGTTAACATATAAACCTCTTATATTTTTGTTAAAAGTGATGGTGAAACGTTCCACATTCCTTTTTCAGTTTTAACTTTAATTGATTTAATATTAACTTTTAAAATCTCACCTTCAACTTTTTCTCCAAATTTTGATACGAAAAAAGCTTTATCACCAATTCTAAATGCTGTTGCTGCAATTGCTTGCTTTTGAGTTTGTAAAAATTTAATTTGTTCTACAACTTTTCTATTAAGTAGAGTTAATTCTTCAAGAGTCATTTTGTTTAATTCGTTCATAATCAACCTTTTGTTTTGTTGCTGTTAATTCATTATACTATAGTTTACAGATAATGTAAACATTAATTTAATGTTTGTTGAATTTATTTTAAGTGTAAGTTGTTGATTTTATTATGAATGATATTAAATACTTATAAGTTATTAATTATATTCGTCATCATCTTCATCATCTAGAATTGACCTACGAGCTTGTGTATAGGTATCAATAATGCTATCAATTTCACCTACTTCACCAACGCCAGTATTATCCTCGATGTAGAAGTTAGCTAATGCAATTGACATAACACAGTCGTCATGTTTACTATCTGGAGCTTCATAGCTAAACTTTCCAGTTTTTGTAAATGAAACTTCTAAAATTTCAAACTCATTTCTAATCGTCGCAATATTTGGTATATCTAAAATTCCATATTCAAATGACATAATTAGTTTATTAATTAAATCGTTTTTAGATTGATTAGTAAAGACATATGGTACTGCATTAAATTCTGCTGGAATAAAATCTGTTAAACCACTACCGACTCCAGTCGCATCATAAATCATATCAGTGCAATTAAATCTTGTACCAAGTAAAGAACATTTTTCTAAAACAGTTTTATAATCAGTTTTATTTAATCTAGCATAATAAATCATTTTCTTAGTCGTTAGAGAAAATATCGATATAACAGTAAAGTCTACAGATTTAGCCCAGTCGATAGCCATAATTGTAGCTTCTTCTGAAGATATATTTTTCCATTTTGGATCATACCATTCTTGCTGATCTGAAGCAAACTCTATCAATTTACCTCTAAAAATTCCATCCATATTTTTAAAGATACCGCCACCACCATCAATAAATTCTGCTCCGAACTCTTGACGCCTTACATGATCTGGTAAGTCTTTCATTAAATCAATTAATAAAGGTGGATAATCTGGTCTCTTGTTCCACGGTTGTTGGGCAGCAAAATATCTTTTCTTTGCTGGATCTTTACCATCTAAAAATAAATGATACACCCAATTTTTTCCACGCGGAGTTGTGATCAATACAATCTTACAATTCTTTTTTCTAGCAATTGGTAATATATTTTGTTGAAATACTGTTTTTGAAATTAAAGCTGCTTCATCTATAATAACTAAGTTATATCCTTTTGATACGATAGATTCTGGTGCATCAGCAGATCTTAAAAATAATTTTGAATCATTCCAAAAATGAAGCTCATTGTCTCCTTTTTTATGTTCAAAGAAAACAAATCCAGTTTCAGGACATTTATCATTTATAAATCTTTCACCAGTATTTTCATTAACACCAAAGAAAACATCTTCAATTGGAGCCTTTGCAATCTTATAATTTGGTGCGATCCAACAAACTTGAAGATTAGCGTGTTTTAATATTGGAGGAAGAACTATAGAACAGGAAACAAAAAGTGTTTTACCCCAACCACGTGAACAAACAATAACAATTACATCTGCGCCGGACTCCATGATTTGTTGCAGAACTTCTTTTTGTCCTTCATGTGGCTCATAGTTTATTTTTATTGTAGCCGTTTTCATTCAACGAATCCACCAAATAAATCTTCTGATTCTGGTATCTCTACTTTTATTTCTTCTTTTGATTGTTCTTTTATTTCGGGCTCAACATTAATTGGCTCTTCATTATTAATATCAACTATTGTTTTATTGTTATCTGTAACTATTGGAATATAATTAGGCATTTCAACATTTATATTAACAACGCGCTTATCATTAGCTGGATTTGTTGAGTCTTTAAATTCTCTAGTAAAAATCGTTAGAGAAGAAAGTAAGTCCTTCATATTATTATTTGAAATCATATATGTTGGATCTTTTGCTTGAAGTAGTAATATCCTATTTACTTGAATAGTTATTGCTTCAGTTATTTTAGCTATTAGTCCAGTTTGAGATTTGGCTACCTTCTTTAATACAGCATCATATAATTTATTTTGATAGTCTTCTTTTCTCTTTTGAAATGAATAACCTTTATAAATTTTTCTTGCAATCTCAATCGTGATATGGTATTTGTCAGATAGTTGTTGAACAGATAAGTCATTAACAACATAATCTACCAACATCGACTTAACCAGTTCAGTATAGAAATTCTTTCCGTTATTTGGAATAGAGTCTTTTACTTCGGCTTGAATTTCTTCAACCTTTTCTTTTTCTAACTCTGGAATACTATTGTTCTCTTGGTTCATTTAAATCTCGATATGCGCTGTAATAATCATTCAACACACCGTCTAAAACTTTATGTTGTTGTTGAACTTCAGATAATTTATGTTGAGCTAATTTTATACTATCAGCTACCGCGTTTTTAAAGTTATGTGTAGTAGTGGCTATAATTGCTTCATAGATAACTTTAGTGTTTCTGCTATAAATAAGTTGATTATCTATATTTGGAACTAAAGTAAAAACATAAACTGCTAACTGAACTACAATCGCGTTATGATGATCTTTAGAAAGAACGATGCAAGCTTGCTCATCATTATGAATATAGATTTGCTCTCTCATTAAATGCTCTCCATTTTTATTTTAATAACTTTAATTGATTTAATTAGGTCTATTTTTTTTACTGACAGTTTTGTTTCCATATCAGATAGTGTATGTCCATATATTAAGTGTTGCACTAATACTTTAGTTTCTAAATCAGTTAGTTTACCAATTAGATGCTCAAATTTTCTAGCATATAATAACCAATCTTCTGCTGTTGTAAAGTCTATCATTTCATCTGAGTCAAAAAATACTTCTGGGCAATAAAGTTTTGATTGAGAGTTTTTCTTTGATGAAATCTTTTTTGAGAGATTACCCATTTGATAATAAAGAATCGATGATAAATATGTAGTCATTTTCAATTTTCTTTCTGGATTGAAAGTGGCTACACCTCTCCACATAAGTATACGAATATGTTGAAGTAAATCGTCTGAGTCCCAACCAAAAGTATCGGCTGCTGCGTTTTTATACTTATAAATATATTTATTAACAATAAACGACATTTCATTATGAATTAATCTTTCAACTTCTAATCCAATTTTATTAGACTCTGCCTCTGATAAAGCTAGTAAAGCATTCCTTGTCTTATTTCTAGCCATCTTAGCCATATATTTTACCTAATGTTAAATATTATCTTCTGATATTGGGGCTTGCGTTGATTTCTTCTCGACATAGAAAATGATCGTATAAATATTCGATCCAACAAATGTTTGTGTAACTAGTTTCATATCATGTTCATTCAAAAATTCATTTACCATTTCATCGATATGAGTAGCTGATTGACTCTTAAAAACTTTAGCTCTAATATTTCCTTTCTTTTGCTCGTGAAATAAAGAAACTACAAATTTTCCTTTAACTGCAGATTCATTTTGGGTAGCGAACTTAAGTGTATTTTCAACTAAAAATTCATTGATCTGATCTTCAATTGCAGAGATTGTTTTTTGGATTCTGTTGAATGAAAAGGTTTTAACTAACATTTTATATTCCTCTTGGTTAACTATAATATAAAATATTACTTTATTTTAATTTATTTTCATTTTTCTATTCGATCTTTTGAAATATCCAAGTGATATCCATACCTATCTGAATCTTCTTATCTTTTAAGAAATCATTTAAAATCTTTAGATCTTTGGTTATTTTTGGGTATAGGATACTATCTATAAGTTGACGAGCAGATTCTAACTGCTCATCTGTAACTTTTTCTTTTGATTTCTTTTTAGCAAATGGGTTCTTAAGCTTCATCTTTATTTTCTTTTTTTGTTTTAGCTTCTTCTTCTTCCATTATTTTATTGATATGAGCTTGGACTTGCTCATTAGTTCTTCTTGTATATTCATTAAATTCCATATTAAATGATGGATCTTTTAATTTCTCTAACTCAAAGAACTTAACATAAATAACCTCAAGTGAAGCTTTAGAAACAACTTCACAACCATATAATCTTTTTTCTAATCCAACTAGAAAAGTTCTCATTAAGTGGTTATACATGTTATCAACTCTAGTTTTATATAAAGCTAGATCTTTATTTGTATTATCAACAAAATCTTGTAGTCTTAAATTAATCTGTCGCGACCCCTTTTCTAAAAGAGTAGCCAATTTCTTAACCTTAATCTGTCCTAATTCTTCAATGCTAAACATACTTGCTCCTATACTATTTTTATCTCATTAATTTTTAATTTTATATTCTCATTACCATTAAATAAAAAAACCTCTTTTATATTAGAAACTGATTCATATAAACAAAGTTGCCCATTAGAGTTTACAAGATGAACAACTGTTAATCTTTTATTATCTAAAGAAAGAACCTTATCGCCTGTTCTAATAATGTGTTGACTATTCATTTTTTTTCTCTAGTTTTTTAATAAAGGCTAATCCTAAACAAATTGAATCAGCAACATCATTATCTTTTTTCTTAAAGTTAAGATTAAAATACTCATTTACGTAATTCACCGATAAAGTTTTAGCATCTATTTTGCCTTTAACTTTTCCTTCTACCTTAAATCTAAACGATCTCATTCTGATTTTAGTTCTTTGGATCATCTCTATATTAAAAGTTTTTTGAGCTTTTGTAATCTCTCTTTTTTTAATCAATGAAGCTAATTTAAAATCAAGTATTGGTTTATAATGAGAACATTCATCATTATAAATTTGATTAAACATTTCATCTCTTGCTTGTTTAATTTCTTTATTGTCTGATCGTTGTTCTTTATCTAATGAAATTTCTAATAAGCTTCTCCACTCAGAGGTATCTATGTAATGAACCTTGCAACCAAATGATTCATTGATTGCATAATGAATAAATTCTAAACACTTTTGAGAAAATCTATTCTTGCCTTTATTTGTTTCTTCAATAACAATATAATCAGGTTTATTCTTAATAGCTATTTCTTTTAAATCAACTGCCATCTGTTTAGCTGCTCTAATATAATTATGAGGATAATCATTAGAGAAAGAATCTCCTTCTATTTTTGAAACAACAAGTCCATAACAAATAAGTTTACCATTATCTATTATGGACCAACCAGATTTTGTGGAGAGATCAAGAGACAGTATTTTCATTCTTATTTGCCTCTGCAATTTTTTGATCTAATTCAGACATTGTGTCTTTATAAGACATTTTTATTTTAGCTGAAATTAATTCTTTAGAATCTAAGTAAGTTACGAACTCTAAAAACTTTTGTCTTTCTTCTTGTTTTGCCTTATGTTTTGTAAAGTAAGCACCAACAAGTTTAACGCCTATTGTTAATAATAAATTCCATGGCATAATGAGTCTCCTAAATTTTTCTAATTAATATTTTTTCATAACCAAATGTAGTTAGCTCATGTATTCTATTTGGGGCCTTTATTTCTTTAAAATAGTTTACGCAAGGTCCTTTGTTCATTGTAAAAGTAAGCGTCTTATTTTCATAAGTGTATTTTAAATCTGAACATGATTTGTCTAGTACGAAAACAACTTCATTTTCAAATGAAATAGATTGAACAAGTCCAGCTCTTGCTTGACAAATAGTCGTTCCTCTCGAGTTATAGGTGTCTCCATTACATTGCACATTTGCTGGAAGTGTATGTTTATCTGTTTCGATAGCAATAAAGGCCCAAGAGTGTCTACCTTTATCTGCATCATATCCACCAATATCAATTGGACATGCAACTAGTTCCATAGAATTTGGAGAATAAGTGAGCTTAGTTTTTTTCTTATTACCAAAAATTCCACGCTCTCCAGCTTCCTCAATTGAGATTTCTCTGTGACAAGTTGAAAATGTAAACAAATCCAATGTTCCATAAGACTCAAAGTCCATCTTATAATCTGTAGCCTTTGGAAGAACAAGTGTTCCAATACCTTTAAATCCATTAGAAGATAGCTTCATATCCTTTTTATAAAACGAATTCTTATAGGCTTCATCTGAAAAGTTAGATTGTTGAGACACGCATCCAGTAAATAATAACAAAAGTAATAGTTTCATCTTTAACCTCAAATAAAAATGCCACCCAAAAAGAGTGGCATTTGTTTAAATAATTTTACTAACAATTATTTCTTAAGAACTTTTCCAGCGATTTCAGCTCCAGCTGAAGTGAAGGCATTAATAAATTCTGGCATAGCTTCTTTTGCTTCAACCTTCATTTGTCCTGCATTATCAATAGCTGCGCCTAAGGTTTTAAGGTTTTCCATGATTACCATTGGAACATCTGTCATTGCTTGAAATCCATCTTTATTGGCTTCCATAATTGATTCAGTTAATTTTACTAAAGCTACAGCAACATCATTTGCTTCTTTAGTTACTTTAATTGTTTTCTCAACAAATACTACTGTTGATGGTGCTGGAACTGTCGCTGTTGCTTCTGTCATAAAAACTCCTTAATTTATTATTATTGTATCCATAATAGAATTATACTATACAATCGTTGACACTTTGCTTTTCTTAACTATCGATATAGAATTCGTAAACATAGACTTAAATGATTCATCATGATCAATCACAAATATAGTTTCATATTCTGATTCAAGTTCCTTTAAGAACTTCATAGTTTGAGCTTTACCAACTTCATCTAAGCCATTAAGAATCTCATCTAAAGCTATCCAATTCAATTTATTTCCTGAACTTTTAGCAATTACTTTAGCTAATGAAAGATTTAAAGCTAAGCATATTCTAGCTCTCTCACCGCCTGATAATGAATTATAAGAACATTCATCTCCATTGTTTATAATTTGAACAGAAATCTTTTCTTTTATGTCAGACTTTGCTTCAGTTGTGGCTGAAATATTAATTTTTAATACGCCGTCAAATAATGTATTAAGGTGCTCATTTGCTATAATATTAATTTGCTCAAAACAAGAGTCCATTAAATAAGATTTAATATAAACATGTAGGGCTTGTTTCCACCAAGTTCCATAATCAACTTTGGTTACCCAATAATCTAGAGTCTCAAGGCCTTTAAGTTCTGCAAATTGAGCTTGTTGAATATCAAATCCATTTTGTTCTAGTATTGAGAGGTATGGATTAATCTCTTTATTAAGATTTTCTAATGATAAAATATATTTATTCTCTATATCTCTATATTCAAGATATGGATTAGTTTTGCTCTCTTCATTTATAATTAACTGTGTGTATGGATTAGCTTCTTTCTTTTTATTTTCTATCTGAGCTAAAGCAGGACTCACTGAACTATTGATTTGATCTAACATATCGTTCTTGAATTTAATAGTCTCACCAATAGACTTTATTGTTCTCAATATAGTTTCAAGTTCTAATTCAATATTCTTTTTTTCATATCCACTTTTTTCTATTTGCTGAAGTCTCTCTAATACTTGTGGAGTCTGATCGATGTAGAATTTAATAGCATCTGATTTTTTTCTTAAATCATTTGAAAGATTATCCAACTTATCTATATCATGTTGAAATACCTCAATATTTTTATGAATACAGTTTGCATCTAGCTCTTGATAACAATGTGGACATTCAGATGAATCACCTCCATTAATCTTTTTTATATCAGCGGCAATCTTATTATGAAGAGCTTCTATTTGTTTATCATTAGAGAAAAGTTCATTTGAAATGTTTTGCTCTTTTATTTTTAATTGAGCAATAGTTTCTTTTTTAGTTAATAATTCTTTTCTCTCATTTTCTAATGTCAACATATCAGGAAGAGTTTTTAATAACTCATCATGTTTATCTTGAAGTGGAGTTATCTTATTTCTTAACTCTTCAATCTCATTATTAATAGATTCAATTTTACCTTGTTGGTTAGCATTAAACATTAATAGATCTGTATTGAAGTTATCAATCATCTCTAATCTAAGTTGTTCAAAACCTTTTTCTTGAGATTTAAGGTTCTTAATTGATTGAGAACTTTGATTTAACCACTCATTTGATTTATTATTAAATTCAATTTTATCGTTAGCTATTCTAATATTTTCTTTATCAACTAAAATTCCAGTTTCAATTATTCTATTATTATGGGCTATATTCCAATTAATAGATTTATTCGTATTATCTTGAATCGTAACATTTAAATGAGATACTACATAAGAATCTTGTTTTAGTTGGGTTTCAGCAGAATCAAGAGACTTCTGATCTTCCTTAAGAAGATCTTTAACACGATCTAATATAGTATCATATATAGATAGGTCAGTAATTTCTGCAATCAATTGTTTCTTTTCTGTATCAGATGCAGATAAAAATCTATCCATTGGTCCAAATTGAGTGAAGTAACTTGATTTAAGAAAAATATCTAAAGACTTTCCTAATTCTTGTTCAATAAGTTTTTGAGTTTCTCTATTATCTTTTCCTCTTAACTCTTGTCCATTTGGCATAACCATATGTAAATCGTTTTCAAATAATCTATGTTTTCTATATCTACGAATAATATATTCTTCGCCATTAGATTCTAAAAATAATTCAACAAATAAATCTCTTCCAACTTGTCTATTGATAACCTCATCAGCCTTAAGAGATTTTGAAGTCTCACCGTACATTCCATAACATGGAACATCTAAAAAGCTTGACTTTCCAGATCCAGTATTAACGCCAAGGTCTTCATCGTAGCCTTCAATTAATGTTAATCCCATTGGTGAATATTCAAACGATTCTTCTTTAAATGAAAGAAAATTATTCCAATTAGCTTTCTTAAGCCTAAATTGTTTAGAAGAAGATTGAGAGAAATTATTAATGAGATCGCCTACAGCAGATTTAAAATATTTCTCTAATTCTAATTTATCATAAGTAGTTTTACAGTTAGCCAAATAGAACTCAATAACTTTAATTGGGTTATTTAATATCTCAGATGAGACTCTTTGTTCTGATTGTTTTGTTATCTCTGTCGAGATGGTAACTGAGTTTACGCCTAATAATTCTTTTAAATATTCTACCGTAACTGATTGAGTAAATTCTTTTGTTCCTTTCAATAGAACTTTGACTAATGAATTTGCTGGAAGCTTTTCAACTTGAGTAATTGAATCTTCAAATACTATTTGCTTGTGTCTTCTAACATTTGTCATTACTGGAACTGTATTAATTTTATCATTTAATAATTCAACTTTCCATATAAACTTCTCTTCATTAGCTTCTGAAAAATTTGTTGTGAATGGCGAACCCCAATAAAGAATATTATCAGCTGGCCTTTGTGATCTATGATAATGTCCAGAGCCTACAAAATCAAAATCTTTAAAGGCATCAGGAGATATAGATGATTCATCTACTATATAATCGCCCATATATGCGCCCCAAATACCTTGGTGGATCAATAGGCTCTTAACATCCCTATCTTTCATTTGTAAGATAATATCTTGCAATTCAACTGTAGAAACTTGATATGGAATAATTCCAAAATCTATTCCATTAATATTTTTTGTAATGTGTTTGTCTATTAAGCAAACATTTGATAAAGCTTTAAGAAAATAAAGTGAATTAGAGGAAGCATTTTTATTTTGAAGATCATGGTTTCCAATAAGAATATAAATTAAAACATCATTATATTCATTGAATAAATCTATTAGTGGATTTGCCCACTCAGATCTAATTAAGGCCTTCCCATCATTAAGGTCTCCAGCAATAAAAAGAGGGACCTTTAAGTCCCTCGATAATTTTAATGCTTGAGTTAATGTTTCAATTGATACGTCTAAATTCTTTAATGATAAATGGACGTCTGAAATTACGATTAACTTTGTATTCATGTTGCTCCGGTAGATGCTCTCATCATCATTTTGTTAAATAGTTCTCTATAAAGCAATGGATCTTCTCTTAAAGCTTCAGCCATCTTTTTAGATCCATTGTACTTAGATCCATTGTAATTAAGCCAAGCTCCACCACCTTCAATGATAGACAATTTAGAACAAATGTCAACGAGTTCATTTTCTTTATTAACTACGCCTTTCATATATTCGATATTAATCCAACCGACTCTATCTTGACCTTCACCCATTTTATTCTTTTGGCAGATACATTTTATTTGGTGACCTATTTTTACAGGCTTACCGTTTGCATCTAAATCTGTAGAATGGAATATTGGCTCACCAGCTGGAGTAATTAAAAATCTATATTGAACTTCATGATAAAGGGCTTCTCCACCATTTGTTTCCCATATTTGATTTCCAAACGTATCTTCTCCACCTGATCTTGCTTGTCCAATAAAGGCTAAATGGATACGATTATCTCTACAAAACATTCTCAAGAATGGAAATATCTTTGCTAAGTAGTTTGCTCTCTTTCCATAATCGGCTTTTGTTAAGGCTCCATCTTTTGCTGCTTTATTAATTTGAGCTTCTGTGTCTGGAATTTTCATTACAGACATTGCTTGGATTGAGTCGGCAGCCATAAAGCAAATCTTAACTCCTTCATTTTTTATAGCAAGATTTAATTCTTTTAAAACTTTAGTTTCGAAAATTTCCATAATACAGACTTCTCTTATAACTAAAACTCTATCAAGATCAATTCCATTTGCAGCCATCCATCTTAATGTTGCTTCAAATTCAAATGACATTTCAGCGTCAATAAAAACAGCTACAGCATCTAGCTCTTGTCTCATAAAATCTTTCATGAGATCTAGAACTAACATTGTCTTACCAGAAGACTTTGGTCCAAACCAAAGCGACATAGTTCCGGCTTCAAATCCAACTGAACTCATCCAAGCTAAACTTGGAGAAGAAGAAAAAGCTGGAGCCCTTGGTGGAACTTTTAAAACTAAGTCTTGAACTATTGTTGATGCTTTATAAAAACCCTCTTTTTTCAAGAGGGTACCGAATAGGTTAGGTTTTTCTTCCATATTATTTTCCTTATTTATCTGAATTCATATTGCGATAATAATAGTATGCAGCATCAAAATCTCTTTTCTTATTTGTGATGTATTCAAAAATGTCTGTCAGCTCATTAAACCTTTTATGGGATTCAACAAAATCTGGATCACATTGACAAAGTTTTTCTTTTGCTGCTACAGATTTTTCTTCTGATGCTCTATGGAAAACTCCTTCTATTTTTTTATAATCAGACTTTGCGTCCAAAACTGAAGAAGATAAGCCAAACAATAAATCACTACACAAACTAGATAAGTTCAAAAAATCAAAAGTTAACTTCTCAGACTCTGCTAAAGCAGATCCAGTTTGAGATAACTCATTGACTGATTTCATTTTTGCAGCTGCCATTTGAACACAATCAAACTTAGTCTGATTTTGAGCATAAAAGTCTTCATAGTTTTTATATTTACGAAAATACATAATTCACCTTATCCTAATAATGCTTTCATATTTGCTAATTCTTGAGCTACAGTATCATTTACAGATTCAGTTGGAACTGGAGCTGCTGGAGGAGGAGTGGTAGCAAATTGTTGAGCAACAACAGTTGTTTGAGCAACAGTTGACTGTGTAGTTGTTTGATTCATTCCGCTTGGCATATTAGCAGCAAAATTTCTATCATTTGGATCTTCGGTTGGATTTGAAGCATGACCTTGGTCTACAATTAATTGAAGCTCTGAAGGAGTGTAGTCTCTATAAACTTTTGATAAATCTGTTAGAGAAGAGACACCTTCTAATTTTCTAGTCGTATTATCTAAAACTTCATAAGTGTATCTTGTTTTTGCTGCTTGACCAGATCTTTCACAAAACAGTAAGTAATTCTCATTTGGATTAGTTACGTTAATTTTTTTCTGCTCCCAGAATAATTTTACTTTATTATAAAGTGGATCATGACCGTTCCAAGATAAAGAAAGAACTTTTTGTTCTCCATTTTCTGTAAGAATGTTCCAAAGATATGTAGGCTTTCTTTTAATATCTGAAGCTCTTTTTAAAATAACACCAATTGCTTCTTCAGCTTCTTTAATGTTTGGATAAGCCGTTGCTCCAGTTTTGATCATTTCAATTTGACCATTCATTTTTTCAACTTCGTCACAAATTGGACAAAACTTATGAGAAAACTTTGTGCACTTTAAAGCTTTTACTCTATTGTTTTCATCTGTGTATCCCCAGTGAAGACCAACTTGTTCAAACATTTTTCCTGGAGCATATGGTGGCAACAATCTAAACTTATGTTGTCCATTTTTAAAACTGTGAAATTGAATCTTCTGTGAAGATGTAAACATGTCATCTGAAAATCCGTAAAATTCTGTACTCATAAATTCTCCTATTATAGCTCGACTTGAGCTTGGTTAAAGTTAATTGCTGATTTTACATATGGTCCATAAAGTAATCCATCTTGCATTAATCCAGACATAAAGCTTGGATTAATAGTGTGGAGCATCTCAATAAGATCATCTAAATATTTAGAAGGAAGATGCCAAGTTAAATCACCTGTTTTATACTCTTTTCCTTCTCTCATCTTTGTAGCAATTTCATTAACATTTTCTGGAGTTGTTCCATCTGAATGAATCCAACATAAGTCTGGAAATGTAGTTGCTATAATTGTTTCTGAGATACAGTGAGTTAAAAAGAAATCTTTTGGAACTTCAGTTGCGAAATATATAGTTGTAGTAGTATCTGTTGTTTTAAACCAAACATAGAATTTAGAATTTCTCTTTGTAATTTTTTCAAGAGAAATCTTTTCAATCCATTCTAATTCTATTTTAGTATCTATATCACATTCAACAATTAAAAAATTACCTTCAATTTTTGAAGGCTTCATATTCAAATGAAGATTAATTTTTTTCATTTCATCTATTAATTCTTGTTCTACACTCATTTTAATATCTCCATACTTACTAATGTTAATTGAACTGTTCCATTATATCCAGAAACTCCACATTTAATTTTAACTCTTACTTTATCTTTTAAAGTTTCTTTGTAGAAATCTATCTCATCTTCCCATATTCTAAGTTTTAAAGTTTCACCTGCATTTTCAACCTCAACAGTTCCAAATGCTTTATTAGTTTTAGTCTTCTTTAAAGTTATTTTCTTTATAGTACCTAATATATTAATAAACTTTCGAGCTTTATTTTCAATCAATGCTTGATCATATGTGGTAAATGTATCGCTATATCTATCGACATATGTATCATAAAGATCATCTTGTAGAAATGATAACGCATTTACCCTTTTTTCTTTTAATTGAAATTTATCTAAAGCTGTTAATTCAGGTGGAGTCTTTTCTTTTCTACTTATAAAATATTGATCTATTAGTATTTGAGTTTGATTTGGATGTAGAGATTCAAAGCAACCTGAGAATATAAGCTGCTGAACTACAGTTTTATTTACTCTAGTTTTATTTACTCTAGTTATAAAATCATCAAATGAAACGAATGGTCTACATTTATAAATTTCTTCTGTTGCTTTAGGACCTAATCCTTTTATAGAAGAAAATGGAAACTGAATTTTATTATTTTTATTTATAATGTAATCCATCTCAGATAAATTAATATCTGGATCAACACAATATTCTTTTGCAACAGAATAATATTCTCTTAATTTTTCTGAATCTACAAATTTAAAACAACTGATCCACCATTGAATTGGATAATGCGTTTTTAAATATTGACAATAGTAACCTATTAATGCATATGACATTGAATGAGACTTATTGAATCCATAAGCTGAGAAAGTAGCCATTAGTTCCCATATATGTTCTCCAACAGTAGAAACTTTGTTTCCATCACTATCATAAAAATCAAATTTAGTTTCTGGATACTTTAGAAAACAGTGATTAATAAATCTTTCTTTATATGGTATGAGAACTTTTGGATCTTTTTTACCCATTGCTTTTCTAATATCATCTGCTTCTGCTAAAGTGAATCCTCCAAGAATTTGTGAAGCCTTCATTACAGATTCTTGATAAATCATAATACCATAAGTTCCTCTCAATTCTTCTTCTAAAGCTGGATGTGGCGGACTAGAAAATTTATCTCCTAAAACTCTCTTGTAAAATTCAACGTGTTGATGATTCTTCATTGGACCAGGTCTACCAACTGAAGTTGTCATTGACAATAAATCAAGATTCATTAATTCTAAAGGGAGATGAGATAAAATATTTATTGCTACATCTGAATTAAACTGAAATGTTCCAGCTGTTAGTCCATCAATAAAGCCTTTAAATGTTTCTTTATCGTCTAGTGGTATATCATATATATCGTCGATGCCTACTAATTCACAACAATTTTGTAAAAATAATAATGTCATTAGTCCAAGTATATCGTATTTAATAATGCCAGATAATTCACAACTTTTTGCAGAAAATTCTAAAACATGTTGTCCTTTTACTTTTCTTAGTGGAGCAAAATTAAATAATGGATCTTGTGTTATAGCTATTCCACAATTGTGAGCCCATAATCCATTAACTAAACCAATAGGACAAGATCCATCTAATACAGTAAAGTCATATACTAATTGATTTTCTATTATTAATTCTTTATTTATATAAGATATTTTATTATAAATCTTTAAATTTTTATATTCTTGTAAAAACCCTATCGTTTTAGAAAAAAGACAATTACCATAAAATGATAAATAAAAGCTTCCTGTTGGTCTAGATTTCCAACCTTTTAAATCTTGAGTTCCAATTCCAAGCTTAACATTAACGTATTTATTTTCCTTTAAAAAATTATGAATTTCTTGTATAAGAGGAATAGATGTGAGCTTTAATGTTATTGCAGACCTGATCACACAGCCATTGGCACTAAACATACCCCTTAACCAAGAGAACTTTTGTTTTAAAGTCCAAATATTCCAATTAATAGGAAAAGTTTTATTTCTAACTAATTCACAGCAATAACCTAAATTAAAAATTTGTTTAGATAGTTCTAGCGATAATAGCACTCTATCAGATCTATTTGTAATCTCGTAATCGTTCTCATTTAATAATGATAAAATCGCCTCATCTTTTTCTTTTGTAAGATAAAGAAAAAATCTCTTCTTATTTTTTAAATATGTTCCATCATTCCATAACCAACCTAAAAGAATAAATAATCTATCGAAATCGTTAGCTAATAATTGAGAAGGAATAAAATTCGAGGATAAATTCTCAAATTCATTTTTGTTATTTAAAAATAAATGATCTTCAGTATTTTTTGTGTAATAAGATTTGTTAGATAATTGCTTACTTTTAAATTTAAATACGTTAATATCTTTATATCCATTTGTAAAAAAAATAGCTTCTTTCCAACCATCTGGTGTTAAAACCTTCTTTATTGAACCATTGAGTTCACTAAAAGATTTAAAACCTTCATCTGTAAGTATAGTTGAATCGCCACTAAAACAGGGATGAGTTCCATATTGTCTATTGTATCCTAATAATCTACCAACGTTTTCTTTGATTTGTGGATATTGGTCAAAAAATAATTTAGCAACATCATTTTCATTACAGTTTCTTTCAAAGAATTGAAGCTCAGTTTCATCTTGGTCTTTAACACCAAAAGTTCTTGTGATATTATTAATTGTCATAAAATCTAATTCTGGATTTAAAAACTTAGCTACATCTTTAACTGATCCAGCTGCTTTTAGTGTTTGAGCAGTTCCTATTCTTATGACTCTATCATATCCATATTTTTCAATTAAATATTCTCTCGCTTTATCTGGGTGAGAAAAATCTAAATCAATATCTGGTAACGTACCCATTTGAATACGACCTTTAGAGATAAATCTTTCAAACAGCAAATTATATTTTATTGGATCTAGGTGAGTTATTTTAAGACAATAGTTAACTAATGATCCAGCTCCAGAACCTCTTCCAGGCCCAACCATGACTCCATTTTCTCTACACCAGCGACACAAATCCTCTAAAACTAAAAAATAATCTATTAAATCTACTCGACCATTATTCTGAATAGCATCCATTTCAAATTCAAATCTTTCTCTATAGATAGAATTATCTTGAAGTCTACCATATTCTTTAGCAATTTTCCAAACTAATTCTGTTTTTGAATGTCCTTCTAAATTAAATGGATGAAGGAGGTGTGGGAAATTTACAACTTGATCATTAAATTTTAATTCTATTTTTGAGCATTCATTTAATATTAAATTTGATAAGTCGATTCCTTCTATAAACTTTTGGGCTGGAAAGTAATCTATATGATTCTTCCATTTTTCTACTAATTCATTAAAGGATAAAATATGTTTAGACTCTGTGAAAACTTCTTTTGTAGAATTAAATGATGCATTATCTATCATAATGTCTTGAAGTATTTTAAATGTCTCATCAGGAATAAATGCGTCTGAAGTTATTACGAATTTATTACCGCTTTCTATAATAGATTTATTTTTGTCAATATGATCACTATCAAGAATAATTTCATATATTAAATTTTCTTTAAAGATAGGCTCTAATATTTTATGATAATCATGATTGTCTATTAAGCAATAAAGTGAATCTTTAAATTCATTAAGATCGTAAAAAGAAACACAAGGAACTTTATGCATATCTATATTATTATGAGAAGAAGAAACTAATTTACAAAGATTAAAATATCCTTCTTGATTTTTAGCAATCAAAATAATTCTATTTATCTTATTAGAATAATCGAAAAAGAAAAGTTCTACACCTAAAGCAAGTGGAAATTTTTCTTTTTTTGCTAGAAAATAAAAATCAAGAAGTCCGGCGATAGTATACCTGTCTGTTATAGCTATACCACTAAGACCTTTTTCTTTTGCTTTATTGATAATCTCTATTGGTTTACCAATACCAATTCCACAAGAAAAATGGCTTTTATTATTTAGATTTGAGTAAGTACGATTTATATTTGTCATTGAACATATTACCTAAAGAACTATTTGCGTCACTAATATAATAGATAATATCTTCTACTAATATTTCTGATTTAACTTTATGTTGAATATGATAAGCCATAGCTCCAACATATTGTTTGTAAAAATTTGGTAATGAATTAAATTTCAATAAATCAAAATTATTTGAAACTAAAAGATAATGAGCCATGATGCATTGTTCAACATAATATAGTTGACATTCAAGCGTTTCATTTGGTGCTTCAATAAACTCTACATCTTTATAATCAGAATCTTGAGAATTTTTTATTTCGTTAGCTAATTCAAAGTGTTTTTCGTATATATGTAAACTATTAGCCGTTAAATATAAATGTCCTGGTTTGACAGCAAGAGATCCAGCTATCACTAATAAAAGTAAGCTAAAAGATGGAACATCATAATTTTGTCCCCAAACAGCATCATTTGATCTCATAGTAACATGAAGATTAAGTTGACCATTGCGAATCATAAAATGAAAATTGAGCGTACATGGTTTATCTTTTGCTTCAGATGGATTAGGTCTCCACAAAGAAATTACAGCTTGTCTCGAATCATTGTCCTTTTTAAGCGTATTAACAATATACCTAATTTGCTCTAATATCATTGGGCCATAGGCGCCTTGTAATATAGAATCATCTGCAAAATTATGGTAATTTTTATTATAATGAGTTAGAAGAAACATTGAATTTCTTCCAGAAAGGTACCATAAATTTTCAGCAAATAAGAATGAATGATTTATTTCTCTAATAGGAGATGAAAAAATACTCTTTAATGGATTAACTTTAATTGTGTGAGATAATTTTTCTTTAGTTAGTTGTCCTCTTGGTGAGACTTCATCGCCATGATTCATAATTTCAGTAACACAATTTCTAAACACAGTGGAATAGTTTGTCATATATAATCCTTAATATTTTTATATTACTTAAAGAAATGCAGATAGCTTTTCGATTATATCTTTTGGCTCTTGAGTATGAGAAAAGTAATCTAATACTGGCATTTTTGTATGAAACATGATTTCAGTAAACAAGTGCTGACATTTTTCAATCTGATCTAACTGAAGCAAGTCTTCTTTTTCTTTAATACACCTATCTTTTATGATATGTAGTGGAGCTTGTGCATGAATAATAATGGTTTTAAATCCAAATCTTTCTTTACATAAATCATCTAATTGATGGAACTCGTCCATTTTCATAGATAGTCCACCTCTCCATAATTGTGAATAAACAAATTCGCCACAATATCCTCTATCAAATACTGTGGGCTTATTAATTTGTTGAATCATTTCTTTATATTCTAAAAACGGATTATCGGTTTTTGGTTTAGAGCAATGAATGTATTCTAAATTAAAGGCTTCTATTAACTTTTTAGCTAAGGTTGATTTTCCGCTATTGTCTACACCTTCGATCCAAATAACTATCATCATTGCTCCAAAAATTACAAGGTAGGAATTTCAGTTTCTTCTGAAGTAGATACAACAGTAACATCTTCAGATTTAATAGTTTCCTCAACAACTGGCGCTTCAGCTTTCTTTACTCTTGGTTTTCTAACAGCAACAACATAATCAATCTTTCCAGCTCTTGCTAATTGCGTGATATACCAATTTGCAACACCAACAAAAAACTTTTCATCTCTTATAATAGAAGTTTTCTTTTGAACAAGTGTTCCGTTATTTTCAATTTCATGAAGTTTTGTGGCGATTTCTGCTTTAGTTTTAAATCCTTCGTTCCACCATTGAATAATGTAAGTTGATCTTGATTTTTTAGCTACTTTTTCTTTTTTAACATTTTCCATATATAACTCCTATTGTTTAATATCCTCTTTCTTGTCTATCGAAATTCTCTTTATTTTTTAAATAATATAATTGACCAACTTCTTCAGCTGAAATTCCAATTAATAGTCCTAAGTTAATGAAGAAATGTAACATATCTACATATTCAAACTTAGTTTCAAGCTCTTGTTCTTTTGAAGTCCAACCAGATAATTGTTCTGCAGAGTATGTTTTCCACTCTTTCCAAGGAAGTCTTTCAATTAACTCAACAAACTCAGTATCTAAGTTTCTTTTTTGAATTGTTAAATTATCTACCTTTTCTTTAAATGTTCCATTAACATAATCAACACCTCTGCCTCTTTCAAACATATTTAGTTGAAGTGATAATTGCATATCAAACATTTCTTTTAATGAAAGACTTTTAGTTTCTTTATCCGTAAGGTGAGCACATTGGTTTTCTGGATTAATCATAAGTATCTCCTAAATTAAGTATACTCACTTAATACTAATGTTGAATGAATACCTTTCAAATCGTCAATAATTTTTCTAATTTGATAATATTTGAGAGGCTTATCATTCTTTTTAAATTCATTAGTTCTTACGATTTCTGGTAAAGATTTACCTAAAATGAAAAAATCATTGTAAATAACCTTTTCTGTTGGATTCAATAATGGTAAAATTTTCTTTACTTCAATTATACTATCAATAACATCATTATTATCATTATGATTTGATTCCATATATGAACTATAATGACCAGAAGATTCTTCACCGGAAGATTCTAATCCAACTAGTCCCCAAAAAGATTCGCCTATTGAGGTAAAGTTTCTGACTCTTCCTTTTTTCTGCTGACGTTGGAATTTGTTTCTATAGTTTCCTAATTTAGAAGAAATCTTGATCCAATAAAAGTTATGAAATTTCATTCCACATTCTGGATTAAATTGCTTACATGCTTCCAATAGCCAAATCCTACATTCTTGTTCTAAATCCTCATAATCATAACCCGCTTGATCTAAATCAACTCCACCCATTTCTCTGCGAATGTTCTTAATAGTGATGCCTTTTAATGAATTAAACAGTTCTTCAGAATAGACATATGTCTCTTGATTTTTCATTGAAATCCTCCAAAAAGTAGCGTAAATTGTTGTGGATGGATCATTAACCATTTGTTTAACTTTTGATACTATAAAAATATAACTTTTTGTTACACTATTGATTTATATAAATTTTATTTACAATAAGATATTTTTTGAAATAGCCCAATCAAATGGGGATAAAATAGTATTTAACATTATAACATTTTGCTCTAAAGAGTGTGAACCAGGATCGTCGTCATTATAAAGAGGACATATTTTTATATTAATAAATGGATATAGTTTTCTATACACATCTAAGGTCGAAAGTGTCCCAGCTTCGTCGCCGTCTAAAAATAAAATTAGTTTATTATCTCTTTTTATATTATTAACCAAGATATTGAATTGATTAGAAGAAAGTGTTCTTCCTAATAATCCTAATGAATTTGGTGTCATTATAGTATCAAATGGCCCTTCAACTAAAACAACTGGTAAATTCCAGTTTACATTTTGTTGATTAAAGAATAATTCTGTTTTTGGAAAATCCTTTGAATTAGTTGCCTTTGGATAAAAAGAGTCTACTAATTTTTCATTACACTCTGGACAATGTATTGGGGCTACTGTTTCATTTTTAAAATAATATTTTCTAGATAAATTGCACTTAAAATTTTGACATTTTGGGTGGTGCTCTTTATATCGCAAAGTTATATCTCTAGCTTGAACTCCAACTATAAAATCTTTTTCAATATAAGCAGGAAATATTATTCTTTTTTGAGCAGAATTATATCTTAAATCAAACTTTAATATCTGATCTTTTGATGTCACTTTTCTTTGAATTAAATATCTATATGCTTCTGGATATTTTTTCATAGATTCTTCAGAACAATCTAATTTATAAAAATAAGATGGAACTTCATATTGAGTTATATTTTTATGTAAAACTTTTTCTTCTTTAATTTTTTCTTCTGGTATTGTTAAAACTTCTGGGGCATATTCAATAGTCTTATTATCAAAAATAATAGACTTTATTTGAATATTATCTAAATAAAGAACGTTTTTTAATAAAAAATATAAGTTACCTTTACCAAATTCTGGATTACCAACATCTTTGCATTTAAAGCATTGCCATAATAAATTAGATTTAGAGATAAATAGTTTATCTTCACCATTACAGTTTGGACATTCTTTAATTATAAAGTGAGAATTGTTTTCAATATAGTTTATATCAACTTCTTGAAGTAAATTTTCTAAATCTTTATAGTTGAATTGTGACATTACATTTTTTCTTTTGGATTTTCTTCTAAATATTGTTTAACATTCATAAAACCAAGGCCTTCTGATTCTGGGCCATAAAAGCACATTTTACCAAAATCTGTCTTGCAAATTTCAATAATATTCTTTTTACCATCTCTTTGTTTATCACAAAGTATTCTTACCTTTTCCATTTCTTCGTCTCTTTCAGATCTATTTAGTGTGAATACGGTAGCACATGCTCTCATAATCTCAAAACACTCTGAGATATCAGTCATTCTTATTAAGCTAGAACCATTATGATTTTTTACATTTGTATCTCGAGTTCCTTGAGCAACTGTAACTGCAGCAATATTTAATTCGCCCGCAATAGTCGCTAATGCTCTATGGACATAAGATTGTTCGTGACGAATGCCTTCAAATTTTCTTTTAGATTTTAAAAGTTGCCCATAGTCTACCATTAAAACATCAAATTGAAAATCAGCGTGCATTTTTCTAACCATTGGCAATAAGTCTTCAACTGTAAAATCAAATGAAGAGTTATGCATAAACTCAAAATTCTTTCCTTTTTCATTTTGAAATTTCAATGCCATTTCCCTTTCATGTTCAGAAATCTTGTTCCATCTCACTTGAAAGAAATTGGCTTTTAGAGAACGCGTTATCATTCTTAATAATGGTTGATCAGCGTATCCTTCTAAATTTACATAGAAAACTTTATATCCATTGTTTATTAAATGATAAGCCCAATTAATCATCCAAATAGATTTACCAACATTTGTTCCAGCTAATCCACAGGTTAAAGTTCCTCTTGGAACACCGCCACCCATTTCATTATCCATTGTAGGCATAAAAGTTGGTATTAATTGTGTTGATGATTCAGCAGACCTTTGTAGAATTGATTCTATATTTGACAAGTTTTCGGTTTTTGTAGTAGAGAAAGAGATATTTGAAATGGCTTCCATTTCTTTAGTGGCAGCCTCAATTGCTTTTTGTGGATCATTTTGGTTCTTTATAATACCATTAACTAACTGATGCATATGGTTATGTGTTATAAAATTCTCTAAATTCTTTTTAACGTATTCATAATCTCTAGTATCTGTTGGATCTATTATTCTTTTATAAATTCCTAATAAAATCTCAGACTTAGTTGGATTACTTATCTGAAGCATTTCATTTTTTAATTGATTAATTGTCGGAACTGACTCATATTTTCTATATAGACCGAGAAGAATATTATAGATGGTAGCAAAATATTCATTCTTAAAACTTTCTGGACTTACATGTTCAAAACATTTTTCTGCAAAATATTTATCTGTAGTCAATAATTCGAAGATGGTAATCTGGAATCTTTCATCAAAAGTAAATTTGGGTGATGTCATTATATATCCTAGTTTTTGTAACTATACTTCGAAACTATTTTTACTTAAGTTTTATTTTTTTACATCGTTTATTTGAAAATGCATTGACACACTGTGCATTGGGTATATAAACCCAGGACATAGTTCAAGCATAAGAATAAGAATATTTTATTTTAGTATTTATTTAAGATAGAATCTATATAGATCTAAATTCTAAAAAATCTAAATAGATTAAAACCTTAGTGATTAGGACATATTCGACTCAAAAACAAATCTATTAGAAATTCATTTTGTCCAGTAGGCCACTGCTTCAATCATGCTAGCATAGCAGGCAATGTTATTATATTCCGGCGGGCCCGCAAGTACATAAAATAATTTTTTTATTTTTATGTGGAAGAATTTTTTATATTTTCTTTATTTTTGAAAAAAATTTTTTAATATTTTATGATTTGGGTGGGTGATCGAATGTTGCCTACGGCCTATTTCCAAGGTTTATTTTAGTAGCCTGTTTCTCTAACGCCAATAGCCTCAACAAATTTAGCGTTTTCCATAGTTTTTAAGTATTAATATATATATGGTAATTATTATATTAGAAAATTCAAATTCTAGAATTTTAAATTTAACTCAAAAAGACTTCTATAGTCTTAGACAAGCTGTAGCTTTTTTTGATATGTCTATATTCATTAGAAGAAAAAATAGACAAGCAGCTACTAAATTATTAATAGATGAACTTGGTAGATTTCCAACTGGATTATTAAAAAGAGTTGAAACTTTCTTAATGGAAAGAAATTTACCATATCAGATTGCTGATAATAGAATAAAGCCTAATAAAATAAATATTGGATTAGTTAATAAATTGGACGAGCCAACGGCTTATCTAGAACAAGAACTCGGATCTTCAGCTATTGCTAAAAATGATAGCGGTATTCTTGAAATGCCAACTGGTATTGGTAAAACAAGAACAATAAAGGAAGCTTTATTAAAAACGCAACGACCTACGTTAATCATTACACCCTCAAGTAACCTAAAGACTCAGACTTATAACTATATTTCAGCCTGTTTTGGCAACTCTAGCGTGTCCCTCATGGATAAAAGAGCTACAAAACCAATTGTTGTTACCAACTATCATGCAATTGAGAATATGCCTCCAGAGTATTTTGACCAATTTCAACAAGTTATTTTCGATGAGTTTCATAATGCAGCAGCTAATACTTGTAGAAGCTTTTTTCAAACTCATTTTAAAAATATCTATTATAGATATGGACTAACAGCTACTAATTTTAAAAATGATGATAATGAAGCTATCTATTTGGAATGTGTTTTGTCAGATACTATTTATGTAGTTCCAGTTCAAGATGCTATCAATAAAGGCTATATCACCCCGGTAGTTCCAATGTTTTTTAATATAAAGAATTATGATAAGACTTCTCATGGAGTTTATAGATCTGACGTAAAACATTTTATTGATAATAATGCAGATAGAAATGCTATAGCTATTGAAACTGCTCAAAAGATGATGAGAAATAATATCCCTACTTTAATTTTAGTTGATCATGTTGAACATGGAAGAGAAATTCAACGCTTAATAGGTGACTCATTATTTTTAAATGGCCAAGATGAATCAGCTCAATATAATATGGATATGATTAAAGAGTTTAATGAATTTAAAAGACCTTGTTTAATTGGTACTTCTGTATTAGGAGAAGGTGTTGATACAAAAGTCGCTGGCGCTTGTATAGATTTGTCTGGTGGAAAAGCTAGATCGCAAATTATGCAAAAAGTTGGTCGCGTCGTACGTAAGTCTCCAAATAAGAAAGTAGGTTATTATTTTAATTTTATGGATTATGGAGCAAAACACTTAATATCTCACTCCAGAACTAGATTAAAAATTATAGAAGAAACTTATGGGCAAAAAGTTCAATTAATCGATACCTAATTCTAAATCATCAATCATATCTTGATGCTCTTCTGGATCTAATAAAACTTCTACTTTATTTTTCTTATAATCTTCATTTACTATTTCTACAAAATCTATAGCTTTTACATTTTGGTTTTTTAATTGAACGCTTACCTCTAATTCTTTCATATTAAGATTTTGGCCTTCAATTACGCCAATTACCTTTTCTCTATAAACTCCTACAGTTTTTAAAACGTCTTTTTCTGTTTCAGAAAAAATATAAAATGGAGCTTGATTTAGAAGAATGACGAAGTTAAACATATTTTTGTCCTTATGAAATTTTCATGTATGCATTATATACTATATAAGCTGGAGTTTCTACAACTAAAGTTGAAGCTAATGCACTTGATATAGAATGTGTGTGAAAATCTCTTCTTCTTCTGTCGCCTTTTGTATCAATAGTTCCACCAATTGCTGATGGTCCACCAGTAGAATGTGCGTGCGAAACATTATGATCCCAAGTTCCACCAATTGGATTTACCACATAACTGTTTGCTCCACGAGGATACTTGTCTCTTAAGTCTGGAGTGAATCTTTGATTTAATCCTATTGATCTTATTGGAGAGTTTGGGTGTGTAATTTCAGACCCATCGCATATTTGATAAACATTTGAATCTGGAGTTGATGCTCCAGCTTGGTTTGTGTTAATAAAAACAATAGACCCAATTGGTCTTAAGTCCAATAACCAATTATTATTTGCAATCAGCTTATGTAAAGTTTCTTCATTAATTGAAGATAAATAGTCTGTTTCAGAATTATGAATAGGGCTAATAACTACTGGCGTTAATATACTCATTGGATCCTCATATAAAATTTTACTGTATAAAATGGAGGCTCAACATTTATTGGGCTTGGAAAAGCATCTGCTATAGTGTGGTTATGTGAGAATGCAGCTTCTCTTGCTGAATGCGAGTGATCACTGTCGCTGTTTGATCCAACAGATCCAGTATAGCCAGAGTGATTATGTTTGAATGCATATGTATTATTATATCCGCCAGCTTGACCAGCAGTTTGGCCTCCGGTTGGGGTAATTATAATATATCTATCAATCATATTTGGAGTAAATCTTTGAGTAAGACCTAAAGATCTAAGTGGAGAATTTTCATTTACTATTTCTGATCCATCACATTCTTGAAAATAGTCTGGATTTGGTAAAGGAACTCCTGGAATATTAACCATGATAGGAGCTATTTCTCCAATTGCACAAACGGCTCTTAAAAAGTCTAAATTTTTTCTCATTGCTTCAGCTAATTCAATTGAAACAACATCTCCAAAATCTGAATATCCTACATTATCTAATTTATCTGAATTTGTAGCCATTATTTGTACCTCATATAAATTTGTAACTCAACATAAGGAGGTATAATAGGCTCAACAGTAGAAAGTTGACTATTTATTGAGTGCGTATGAGGCGCTCCGGTATTATATCCACCACCAGCGTCTGCTTGAACATCTGGTTGTCTATCATCTGTTACGCCAGTTTGTCCACCGTGATTATGTTGAAGATTAATTGTCGATTGTCCACCAAGCAATCCTATAGTAGAATTTCCTTTAAAAAATTTATTTCTTAAATCTGGTGTAGTTTGTCCATTTAGAGGAGAATTGATATCTGATATTAATGTTCCGTTACATTTTACCCAAATATTTGGATTAGGCAAATCAATTGGAAAACCATTAGCCAATGTTTGAGATGAATAAAGATAAATAATGTAGCCTATTGGAATATTCTTCTCTATCCAATTTTGATTATTAACTATCTTCTTCCAAATAAAAGAGGCAGCGGATGAGCCAAAGTTTGACTCATTAGCATAAATTCTTGAAGGTTTTAATTGTGGTATATTTATAGTCATATAATTATTTTACCTCTAAACTTGTGGAATATAATCAAACGGATGAAGAACATATGATAGTCTTCCATCATCAAATTTATGCTTTCCAGCTCTCAGCTCTTCAATCTCTTTCGAAGTTGTTGTTGGGTAACCGTCTATAGGTTTAGAGAAATATGCAAATTGCGCTGTTTGTGTTTGGTCTGATAAGTTATAGCTTGAGAACCTCAGATAATGTCCACCAATAATATAATTTGCGGAATTTCTAACCGTTGGTAGAATTAAGTTATTTAAGTTATTAACAAATGTAATAGTGTTGCCTATAACAGATAAAATTTCTTTTGATTCAACAACTTCTTGTGTAAGCCCATCAATAAGGTCTACCTTAAAGCCTTGTTTCCAGGCTTTTCCAACAATACTATCAGTTCTTAATTGAGCATTTATTCCACCAACTAATTCCAAATCAACAGAATTCAAAGATGATGTGGTAATTGCTCCAATTGGAGCTACATATCCTACAGTTCCAAGATTTGTTAAAATAATTTGATCATTTTCTCCACCGCCTGTTATTCCAGCCGGAACAAAGTTTCCAAACTGAGTAGTTCCTAGTGACCAAAGTTTTAATTTAATCTCCATTGTGTTTAGATCTACATTTATAGACCTAACAAATGAAGGAATCATTTCATATCTTCTTCCGCTAATCTTATTATCTTCAATATTAATAAAGTTGATATTAAAAAAAGTAGAAGGCTGAATAAATAAAAATCTAAATCCTACAGTTAGATTAACAAACTCCGGCTCCGCGGCTGCTAGTCTTAGAAATAATGGTACCAATTTATCTAAATCTGATCTTAAATAAACTGGAGACATATCTAAAGTTTTTGATATTTCTCTGCCAGCTAACTTTATTCCTGATGGTGAAGCATATACGTCGCTAACTATACTTGTTTCAGAAAATGGAAGCTCTTTATATTTAGCTAAAGACGTATTGAAATATTGATTATATTCTTTTGAAGGATTAAATGTCCCTAATTTTATATCGCCTTCTCTTATTATGTCACCATCAACTCGAAAGTTTTGAAAATTAATTTGAAATAAAGCGTATTTTTGAAATCTAATGTATGCATTAGCATTAAAAGAGCTTAATAATTTGAATACTTGATTTATAGCATTAACTTTTTCATTAATGTAAACTCTTGCTTTATATTCAGATAAATCATTTCTACTTGTTTCATTCCATAATAAATCAAAATCAAAACTAGTTTTTCCAGCATAAGATTGAAGAATATCTCTACAAATAAATCCAATATTAGTTGATGATTCTGGAAATTCATTATAGTTATAAATTGATATGTCTGCTTTATTTAGAAAAAATATAGTCCCATCAATATAATAACCTACACCAACTGGAAAAGTTATGGCACTAGATACTATAGTTAAATTAAAATCACTTGACGCTATTAGAGAACCGTTGCTCGGATCAACTCTAAAAAATTTATTTGTGCTTCTATCAATTACTAATAAGTGAACTAAGTTCACATCAAACGCTAAATCATAAATATCTAAGGCTGTAACTGCAAAAACGCTTCGATGGAACTGGGCTACAATTGCTTTTGTAGGCGAATATGGAGCTATACGATAAAATTGACCGAGATCATTATCATAAATAGTTAATATATTTCCTTCATCAATTGTTATTGCCGCTGCATTGGGTAACAAAGCGGCTATTTCGGTTTGAACCGTGGTAAAGTTTAATCCTAATATATTTTCATCAGGCAAATATCTATAAATTTTTGATTGATTTCTCTCTAATAACCAAAGACTTCTATCGTTTTGAAACACTAGAGAAGATATGAAAGTTATTGACGGATCAACATCGGAAAAATTAATCGTTTTAATTAATATGTTTTCAAACGATATATTATAAATCTTTTGCGCGTCATTGTCTATAGTCCAATATGTATTATCGAGCGCCACAGATAATGATCTTGGATTAATACCTATTAATCCTGAATCAGCAATCCTATTAACGGAAAGAAGTGATACATTTTTACCTTTACATAGTATGGAAATTTTATCGCCAGCTTTAAATTTATATTTGTCTGTTAGTATCCTATAGTTGTCATTTTGAGCAAATGTTCCAGCTGAAGTTGTTAATATTCCAGATGACACGGATGTGATAATATATTGTAGTGGATCATTGTCGCGAATAATTATATCATTTATTTGAACACCAATTTTTACATAATCAGTTTGACTAGAGTCTGAAACTAAAGTGTTGGCGCCTGATCCCAATCCAGCTCTTACGCGATCTAATAATAGATAACCTTTTGATAAAGTTGGAATAGTTGATGGCACTTCTATTTTACCATCTTCTGGATATTTGAAAATAGCGCTATCTAATAATAAAATAGGTCCATCTTTGTCTGCTACGTTATCTCCACGGTGTAAGTAGACATTACCAATTGACTCGAGAGCATTTTCAGAAATGTTCCAAATATAACTATCAGCTGATTCATCTTGAGCATTAGAGCAAAATGCTGGGATTTCTCCATATTCGCCTACCTCTTCTGTCCAGTCACCATAAACTATAGGAACTGGTTTACCGATGTTTTCTTTATCTGTTTCTGGATAATTTGTTCTATCGAAACTAGTTGCTGGAATACTTATTTCATCTTGAGAAGCTCTATCATAACACTTTAAGACAATCGTTTCGTTAGTCGATGTGATACCTTGTTTTTGAGATACGAAGCCTCTAAAAATTTCATGATAGTTAGAAAGTAATTCTCCAAAACCAACTTTAATTGAGATCTTTGCACCAATCCATTGGAGATAATTGATACCATGTGGAAGATAATCATTAAAAAATCCATCTCTATTATTTATTTCTATTTTTAAATCGCCAATTTCAAAATTTGGAGCTAACCATTCACCTAAGGTTATATTTATGTTTGGAGCTTTTTGAACTCTGGCTTCATAAAATCTACCTAATCCACCTTTATCTTGAACATATAAATTTTTATCACTTACTCTAAAAATTACTGTTGGTGAAATTTCTATATCAGCGATCCACTCTAAATCGATGAAAGGATGCGACGCATCTAATAACTTTTGGTTCAATTGAGCTGTCGGGTATTCCCATAATGCTCTTGAAATTTCTCCTGGAAAAAATTTCTTATATAAAGTTCCAGCTGAAATTCCAGACCCAATTGGTCCACCAGCCACAAAGTTAAAGCAGCCCATGTGGTTGAAGCAACCTACTTGATTTCCAGAATAAAACCACCTAAATTTACCTAAATTTCCACCGCAACTCATTCTTTTTTCTCATAGTAAGATTTCAGTTTATTAACCAACATAGTTGGAACAGGGTAGCCTAGTTTTGAAAAATTTTCTAATATAGATATGGATTCAGTAATAACTAAAAATGAGTCCATAATTGGTGCGGCGAATTTTATAGGTACATGTTTATCAACTAAGCGACCTATGATCAACATTATAAAATAAACTAAACACTTCGTTGCCACTCTAAAAAACTTATGAGAACTAACTTCTTTTTTTATAGAAGCAATCCTTAATCCTGTAATAGTATCCAATAAGATCAAAATGTAAATTGTTGCTAGTATTTCGGCACTCCCGTTAAATATCCAACTAAATAATAAAAAAATAAACGACATGAGCCACTTTAGGTTAGAGAATCCGATAATCTTAAATATGATTTCCTTCATACCTTCTATATCTAAATGTGGCGCTTTATCCATGATGGTCTTCCTAAAACTAAAAAGGGGATTCAATTGATCCCCTTTGCTTATGAAATATCTTTACAATTTTTAAGCGTTGATCAGTTCTTCCAGTATCAGATTTTTCATTTCAGTTGTTACCAGGATTTCATCTGGAACTATTGCTGTAATTAAAACTTTAGCAGAAGATGGTCTATTTGCCTGAAGCAATAAAAGGATTGTTGAGAATGCTGTTTGCATATCTGTTACTTGTTGGCTTGTTAGAACTCTAGTTCTGTTAAAACCATCAATAAGATTTAAAACATTTTCGCACATTTCTCTATCTTTTTTACCGGCTTCTTTTAAATCACTTAACATTTTTGCTTTTGTATTTTTTAATGTCATTGGAGCAATTAAAGCCACTAGTTCATCGATAGTTGGTTGAGGTATATTTTTAAAATTCCATGAATGAATATTACCATTAACTATATTGATTGAATCATTTTCTTGATCTTTAATAAATAATGGATTTTTCAAATACTCACTTACTAATAGAGCAATGTCTGTATCAGATAATTGAACTTGCTTCCAAGTTTCATCTAATTGTAATTGAGTTGGAGAAGTTAAAGTAAATAATTCTTGAATCATTGAGACTTCATCGTAAGCAGCAACATAAGGGGAATATGGAACTAGCACAGTGACTCCATCAGTATCTAAAACTTCTAACACTTCTGGAGATTCTAGATGATGAATCATAACTGTTTCATCATAAGCTGGAATTTCTTCTGTTAAGATAGTAACTCCATCAGTATCTAAAACCGCAGGGACTAAATCATGATGGATAATCTCTGGAATCATTCTTGATTGTTGAAGCATATCAAAAGATATTGCGTTTAAAGCAAAATCCTTTCCATCAATGAAGCCTAAATACTCTAATACTTTTTTATAGTTCATATAATTCCTTATTTAATTTTTGTGATTTTCAACATTGAGTAAACTTCATTTTCACCAGAAGCTAAAGCAACTCCCAATCCATTCGTAGTCCTAATAGTTGTTATATAGTGTTGTAACTCGAATGTTTTTAAACTAGTAATTGTAATTTCTCCACTAAGTAGTGATCTAGTAGTAACATTTGCTGTAGACTGAATATATTCTGATGAACCGACAATTGCAGTTAAAGAATCACTTATATTTCTTAATCTTATTCTATGTTGCTCAGATGAGGTGGCTGGAGCACTCGCTTCAATTGAATACGTCCCAGCGGGTAATACAAACTGATTAGCTACTAAACTAGTTACTATTCCAGTATTATCTACAATCGTATTCAGTGTTCTAGTTTGAGTCCCTGCAACTGAACTACCTCCAGCCGTACCACTCGGCTTAACATCACTCAAATAAGCAATCCTCGGAGCTAAGTTTGGTATCGTGACCAGTGAAGGTGACTTTGAAGCGTTAAATGTTACGTAACCATTATTTTGTTCAGTATTATCCGAGAATTGAAAAGTGTGAACCGTGTTTGAAGCAGGGTACAGTACTCCACCTGCGTCTATTTGCAATATCCCAGTGGTGGGATTGTATTCTTTTATTCTGCAACCATGAGCATCTAATTTCCCATCAGCTTGAGCATAGTCAATTGTCCCAATAATACTTTTAGCTGTACTTTTAAATAAGCTTAAGTTCGTGCTTTGTAATCCTTTACCAATAAAAATATCTACTCTTGAAGGAGAAGCAGCAGTACTTGTAGCAATACCAGCCCTAGCAAAAACTTGAATACCATTCACATTCATACTGGCTACAGTCTGAGTTGGAGCAGTTCCAGCTATCGTTGCAGTATTCGTACTAGCAGCATAAGTGTAAGTATTAAACGTCCCTATAGCATCAGTATCAGTTATTGCAGTAGCTTTAAAGTTAAAGCTCATTGTGTCTGAGGACACTTGCTGAGTAGGTGAAGCTGTGGCGTTGTTGTCTGCTGTTGCTGTTAGAGTTAAATAGTTCCAACTTGCTGCGGCTGCGGCTGCTTTTTGAAATCTTATAACATCCCCAGCATTAACCTTAATCTGGGTTCCAATAAATGCAGAGCCATTTGTCCCATTTGAAGCCACTCTTTCGATAATGCCATCTGGAGCAGTAGCTGTTAATATTGTTGCGTTTCTTGTAATGTATACAAAAGTATTTGCTGTAACATCAGCACTAGCATTTATATTTACAGTACAATCTTTTAAAGCAACAAAACTAGTTCCATTCGCAGCACTGCTATCAATTCGAATCACTCCAAGATTTGTATTTCTTGTAATGTTTAATACTGGAACGCCTGTATTCGTAGAACCAGAAGTTGTAGTAGCTGTTAAAGCTTCAATAGCTTCAACATCTGTAGTTTTCATGTTAACGAAAGACGTAACGTCTACGCTTGATAGGTTTGGTTTACCGACTTTTGAGATGTTAAAATGACATAGATTATTTGAAGCACTTGCATTACCGTCCGTGTGTACCCTGATTACATCACCTTTAGATAGTCTTGGAGAAGTAGCAAATGAAACACCTTCGTTTGTTCCAGATTGACGTTCAATAGCAATAACTTCTGATACTGCCAATGATTGTACGTTTGCTGTTAAGCTTCCTGAGTTTAAAGATATACCTGCATAAGATCCAGCAACGTTAGGATCGTCAGAAAAACTTATGTTATAAACGCCATTTTCGTTAATTGTAAAACTTGCACCATTAGTAGCACTATCCGTGTAGGTGATAGCAGTACCTTCGTTTAAAGGGTTATTTGTAAATCTTCTAATTTTTGTAGCAGTAGAACCAAATCCATTTGCAGTATTCAATCTAACACTACTATCACCCTCAGACCATTGCGGTAACACGTTTGAAAAGTTCGCAGGGATGCTGTTTTCTGTTAGTGAAAGATTTAAAGCGGTAGATATATCAGTTGAGATAGCCGTAGTCGCTGATATTCTGATTTTATCTCCAATAACTACGTTGAACTCAGCAGACACTACTAACCTACTAAGTACGTTTGCATAACTAGATTGTATTATTTCAGAAGCATTAGTTGGAGACCCTGTTAATATTGATTGATTTTTAGTCAATAATATTTGCAAGCCAGCTGCACCTAAAATCCCAGAACTTACTGAAAGCTTCCCAGCTTTCTTCATCGTAACTACAGTACCATTAGCAGCAGTATTAACTACGTCCCAAGCATCACCTTGAGTAATTGCTTGAGTGTCGAACTTAACAATTGCTGTATCTGTAGAGCCTCTAGAAGAAGCACCTTCAAAACGTAACTGGTGAGTTGGGATGATTATTTTGCTGTCTGAAGAGACGTTGAGTTGTTTCAAGCTTCCTGATGTAGCAAATGAAATAAGGGCATATCCACCATCTGAAATTGTTGTTGAGTTGTCTGACTGAAGTCTTAAAATATCCCCAGCAACTAATCTACCTGTCCAAGAAAAACTTAAAATTAATCCCGCACCCGGAGTTGTTCCATCGATCAATCTCTCTGATGCAGATAATCCACTAAAAGCCGTTGTTAAAGATGATGCGTTTTTAGTTAATCCGAATGAGGTGTTGGCGGTAACTACACCAGAAATACTAAAAGAGTAATTTCCATCAACAAGAGCGATAAATCTATCACCATTAATAGAATCTTTAACATATTGAATCGAACTACCAAAATTATTAACAAATGTTGGAGTAGTAAGTGTGAATATTTTATTGCCCGTAGAAGCTAATGCTCCAGTAAAACCGCCAAATTGTAAATTACTATCAGGAGTCTGCACCAACTGCGAAGTACTCAGCTCGATGGTTTTTGCTTCTGTTTCGTTTGATGACCAGCCAGAGATGGGAGCGTCTAAGTGGAAGCCAAGGGATCTAGCTCCTGTAAGTGCGGTTACTCCGCTACCTATGAAGTTTTGGCTTCCAGAAGTATAATTTGATATTACTCTAAAGCTTGTCGTACTGTAGGCAATTAATTGAGCGTTCTGCATTACTGTCACGTCGTCCGATATTCTACCACTCCCAACAAACGCTTTAGAGGCTCCTATTAAAGCAGAACCTGCACCCGTATACGGAATCACAGAAGAGTCAAAACTTAATCCCGATGGTAGTGAGTATAAATAGTCTCCTGATCCAGCAGTTCCCCCTGCTGATTGCTCATATTGATAATCAGCAATCAATCTATTTCCACTTCTCGTAGAAATAATTCTATCTGTAACTACAGTTCCTTTTGTTGGAGCAGTTGTTACCGCACCAATTGTAATTGCGCCGTCATTTCTCCCCGAAAAATCGTTATTCTTTGGCACCGTTACACTTGTGCTAGTTTTTGCAAACTCTGAAAGCTGAACAACTACATCGTCAATATAAGATTCAACATTTGCTTCAACTACCGTACTGATTGCCCAAGATAAACTTGAACAGTTAGCAGGAATATTAAAAGAGTAAACTTGCTTAGATACTAAAGCTGAAACTCTAATACCTGTAGAAACGCCTGTAGCGTTTTGAGACATTGTTGCAGAACTTGTGCTGATAGCTGTGATAGTTGTTCCAACCGGAATAGCACTACCAGTAATCACCATACCAACTTTTAAACTATTAACTGTTACGTTATCTAAAGATGTAAGCTGATTACTAGCATTTGCAGTTGTACCAGTTACAGGTAAAGAACCTGTGGTAATTTGTTGAGACGTAGTTAAATCTACAGAGTTTGTTTCATCTCTGAAAATGATGTTTAAGTTACCTTGAGTAGCTGTAGAAACGACATCAAGCCAAACTGTATTGTTTTTACCACGGAACTTTTTGTCCACAGGAATAACTTTTTTGAATGATTTAATGCTGGTAGCGTGTTGTAAGCGGAATGATTTAGTACCGTGTAAAACGATAGGTGTGTCTAGTATTTCTAGACCAGTTTGTGTGTAATCTGTAACTGCTGATTTATCTGCTTGATCTGCTGAAAGGATATCTGTCCCACCAACACCAGCACCGCCTCCGCCAAGATCTGACAATAACGTGTCTTTAATTGCAAAGTATTCTTTTGTATCTGTAGCAAAAACGATTTGTCCGTTTGTTGCGGTAAGAGCATACGTAATTAAGTTAGCTTTAGTATCTTGTTTTACGTCCAAACGAATTGGAGTAACTATACTTGGACTATTTAAAACTGGAGAAGTTAAAGTTTTAGAAGCAAGTGTTTGGGTAGCTGAAATATTTACTTCTTCAATCCAAACAGCAGCACCAACTCCATTAGACTTACATGCGAAAACTTTTCCTGAAGTTACATTTATCCATCGACTTCCTGGTTCATAATTCTGAGAGGAATCGTTTCCAACAGCTGGATCAGTAGTTGCTGCATCATTATTTTTTCTTAAATCTGTTTCTAAAACATTTGTTGTTTTAGGTGAATACATTTTATCAGTATTTAGAAGCTCTGTCTTAGTTGCTCCTAATCCTGTTAGTTCTGATAATGATTTTAAGTCAGCATTTTGGATTTTTCCAGCCATATATTCCTCTTAGTAACTATAAGTAACATAAACATCTTGACCAGCTTTTGGTGCAACTGCTAATGCTATAGTTTTTGTTCCATTTGTATAAGTGTAATTGATTTCTAATATTTTATCTACAAAAACTAAAAGAGATCCCGCTTTGGGGACCTGAGAAGTAACGAAGTTTACATTCACTCCGTTTATAGTGCCGGTTGGAACTTCTTTTTGAAAAGTCCCACTTCCGGCATTAGACCATTTTTGTTGTAACAAAGACATTTAACAATCCTTAATAAACATAATAACAAATTAATTTATCACCGGTAGCCAAAAGTGTTAACAAGTCACCAGCAAAAGTGATTCTTGTATTCGTAACAACTATTGATTCTGTAAAATCTACACCAGGTTCTTGAAGCAATCCACCTTTTGGGGTCACTTGAAGAGAATTTGCAACTGCTGGTTGGGCAAGCTCAACATATCCATTAGTAATATCGCCAGCAATTAAAGTAATTACTTCACGGCCCATATTTGGTGCTTTATTATAAAGTTCTAATAAAGCGGCTTCAATAGTTGTTGCTGTGAATTTTGCAGCAGCATCTTCAATTCCGATTAAGCTAGCGCCCTTTCCATTAGCAGTTGATGCTAAATCTGTTAAAGCTGCTTTTAAAATCATCTCATCATAAACAGCATTCTTAGAAGGTGGTATTGCTACCTCTCCATTCCAGCCAACACCAAAAGCAGTGTCTGAAGCAATGTCAGTGATTCCATATCCAGCAACTGTTGTTGGTGTCCCAGTGACTCCGGACCAAGCAACTGAAGATGCTGTTCCAGCTGAATAAACTTCATATCCAGCAACATTTCCTAAATTAGTATCATCCTTAACAAAATATAAAACATTAGTATCAACTTGTTTTACAGTATCACCATTTTGAACAGTGGCAGTTGTTAAAGCAAATCTTGCAGTCTGATCAGCAACAATAACTAATCTCTCTAAAGCAGTTGGTGGAATATTTACTAAAGGAACAAAAGAGTTTGCATCTAATCCTGCATATCCATTAGCAGCACCTTTTTCAGATGTTGATTGCTTAGTTCCTAATTGAGTGTTAACCCAAGAGTATCTTGTTAAATGATCAGCCAATGTTGGATCAGCAGCATATTCTGGTTGAATATTAAAAACAAGCTTATCTGAAGCTGTTAAGCTAAAAAGTGCAATATCTGCAGAGTTTGCAAAATTTCTTGCTCTTAAAGTTTCGGCATTGTTTAATTTGATTTTTGACCCATCAATAAGGTCGGCTGGAATAAATTTTGCTTTTAATAATGACATGTGAGATCTCCTAAATTTACTAAGTTTTTACAATTATGATTGATACACGATCCTAATAATATCTCCTGAAGCTGCTAGACCATCTAATCCTAAACCAGACCAATTCATAATATTTCCAGTTATAGTGAAATCTAATCCACTTACTTGAGTTGTTCCACCTACGTAGTCAACAAAAGTTTTTGCTGGCACTGCTGGAGAAACAGGTAAAGTTAATGATTTATTAGTTATTTCTAATGCAGTCAGAACATGATAAATGAATTGTTGAACACCAGATGGAGATGGAACAACAATGCTGTCACCATCTGTTAAGAAATAAATATAAATCTCGACACCACTAGCTGGAGCAACTAAAAATTCAATTTGATTTTGAAGAACATTATATACCCATTCGGTATTAACGAAATGAGTTGTGTTAGAGAAAACTAATATAGATTCTTGAGCTATTGGAAAAAGGCCGCTTAGAATAGGGAAATTTAAGTTAGCACCATTACCTACACCAATTTTCTCTTGCCAAGCGCCAGAGGATCCACCTTCTCCAATTCTAATTTTCTTTCCTTCTCTTTGAGCAGTATTGTCCCACCAATAAAGTGTTGTTCCTACTCTCGAAACTAGTCTGAAAATATTTTCTCCATTTGGAGAGCTTGGTACAGTAGTTGATATAATTGGTGTTACATTTATATTATTGAATCTATCAACAACAAAATAAATATGTTCACCATCAGCTAATGCAAATGGTCCAGCTGTATTTAATAGAATATTTTTCGTATTTGTTTCAGAAAAAACTAAAACTAAATTACCATTAAGTGATAATGTTCCAGCAGGCTTACTCCACTCTGTTTTTGCATCTAAATCAGATACTAAGAAACATTTGCCATTTTGAATAAGGTTATTTATAGTTTGTTGAACATGATTAACTAAAGGACCAGGTAAATTTCCAAGAATAGAATCGTCTAGTGTAACTTTACCTTTCTTTAATGTTTCACCTAAAGTTAATTCATTTCCTTGATTGGTTTGTCCATTAATTAAAATTGGAGCATTACCTTCAAAGAAAGATCCTGGACTAGTTAATTCAGTAGTATTAAAAGCATATGTTCCAGAATTTTGTCCACTAGTTAAAAAAGATCTTGAAATGGGAGAGCTTTGTAATTCTGAACCTGTTCCTAATAATAAAGTAGTTATTAAGGCTGAAGCCGGAACACTAGCTATAATTTTAGAAATAATTTGATTTGCTGTAGATAGACCATTAACAAAAGTTATTTTTATTTCTTTATTAACTACATTTACTATCTCATTTCCTGGATCACCAACATCGTTAGTTCCATTTTCTAAATTTAATGGACCAACTGGAGCTATTTGTGTAGATGAAGAAACTCCAGTAATTGTTGGAGTTATTAATCCTAAAGCTGCTCCACTTAATATAATTTTATTATAAATTTGTTGAGCTGTAGAAACTCCAGATTGAAATTTTATTTTTATAAGATTTATTGTTACTGTTACTACTTCATTTCCAGCATCACCGATAGCATTAACACCACCAGTTAAAAACGTTTGAGCTTGAGTAATTTGTGGTTCTGATCCTGTTCCTGTTGCTAAAACATCAATTAATGTTGGAGCGGTAATGTGTAATCCTATTGCTAATCTAATTTGATCAGCTGTAGAAACTCCAGATTGGATTCCAACAGTGATAGCATTTCCAACTACACTGACTGTTTCTGATCCAGCTGTTGCTGTATTAGTATATTGAATGCTTATGTTATTTCCAGCTACGCCACCATTATCTGCAGAATAAAGCAAATTCTGAATAGCTTTGCTAGCTTGAATTGCTGGGGTATAATCTTCATATTGAATTTGGATACTATTTCCAATAGTTCCAGGCGCATTAGCTGTATACGTTAATGCCTGTACAGTTCTTGCTGCAGCTGCCAATAGTGAGCCAGCTATATATTCAATTGAGATTTCGTTTCCATTAGGTCCTGCCACTAACGCAGAATATTTTATATCACCAATATTTTTAAAAGCAAAACTTGGAACAGCATTAAATCTTAAATTATGATCACCTTTGTTTTGGCCTACAGGACCAGGACCAAAATTCTTTTGTGGCAACTCATCGTATAAATCTATATTATCTTGTGTGACATCAGTACCTTGAGCAACTGAAAAATTAAACGTATCACCAATTGCAAATAACGTTGGACCTTGCTGGATAGTTAAGAAAACCTTTTTGTCTTCATCTGAAAATTGTGTTCCAACGACAGCTACACCAACAGCTCCATCTAAATCTCCAACAACATTAAAAACAGTGAATGGATCAATTGCTGTACAGATGACCGTATAGTTTTGATTAATGGTAAAATGAGATAATTTATCAACTGTTAATGTACCATTACCAACTGACGAAAATGTCAAGCTTGGCGTCACCGATACAGTTGGGTTTAGAAAAATATTTTGACTCACTTATGTTTCTCCATAAGGTATATAATCATTTTTATTTTAGTTGATTTGATTAAAGATTAGCGTTCTATAGTTTTATACATTAAAAGACTTCGTCAATTTTAAATGGCAAAGAGACGTAGTTATTAACTGTGTAAGCCTCATCTGGTATATCCATCAATTGACCCCATATATTTAATCTATATGGATCTGCTGGATCAACTATTGTCAAGAATGGTCTAGTTATTTTTACTGTTTCAAACATTTTTCTAAGATTTTTATAATTGTCATCATTAGTAGTATCAGTTCTTAATTTTTGAAAATTTGCACTTAGTGTTCTAGCTATAATATTTTCATTAGATTGTCTAAAGAACCCCGCAGTCTTCATTACTTCAGACATATCTTTAAATTGAATATTGTAGTTTTCAGTTATGTCTTCATTTTTATCTAATTGAAGTAATCTTCCGCCGACGACTCTTCCAATTTGAACATATCCACAAGGATTTGCTGGATCTAAAATAGAAATCTTATAATATTCATATTGGCCTCCAAATTGTCCAATGCTAATCATTATGTATTTATTATATGGTATAATTTTAGTTATTGGAGGAACTAAGAAGTTATTTGATATATTAGCTTGCACTTTAACTACAGCCGTATCTGTAAAATTATGGCCAATAATTGCAAAACAATCAATATTGCTTTTCTTTTCTGCCTTAATTATAATTTCTTGTGTTGTGAGAATACTGTCACTTCTCCAAACATTTCTTGTAGATTCACTAAGAATATTATTGACAGAAAAATCTCCAGCTTTAGTGGAAGTTACAGATAAAATATTTATTCCTGGATTATCAACATTTCTGTTTCCAAGATCAAAATTGTAGAGAAATGAAATACTTTTAGATGTTGACATATATTAAGCGCCCTTCTTTTTGTAATCTATTTGTTTAATTCCCTTATTCCAGGGAATATTTCCAATTAATGTCTTCGAAATACTGCTCTTATGGTCTTCTGAAAGTTTCTTTCCTTTATGAGCTTTAGATAAATTGAATTTACATTTTTCTGAAAGTTTTTTATTTTTGCTAGCCTTAGAAATAGCTAATTTATGTTCTTCTGAGATTGGTCCAAACTTTCTTCCTTTTCTTTTACTTGGTGGACCCTTCTTCCCTAATTTAGCTGTACGTAAATTTGCCCTATGTTCTTTTGATAATGGAACCCCAATTCTCTTAAGTCTTCCTTTATTTATTGATTCTATGCTTGGAGAAAAACCCAACGTACCTTCGCCACCTTTGGTAGAATTATAGTCTGGTTTTAATTCTGCTATATACCAGATTTCTAATTCTTGAAGATGTTCGTAAGATATAGCATCAGAATCTATTATTTCCCAAGTAAAGTTTTCAAAACCATGTTTTCTAATTGCATTATAAAATATAGACACAACTTTTTTAGACTTATTTTTATGTCTTCCAATTGGCCCACTTATAGGCCCCTTAGTTAAACCAATATAAAATTTTCCATCAATTACATTTGTTGCTTTATAAATTATCATGATCTTATAATGCCTCTCTCAGATATAATTGGAACTCCGCGTTCCGATGCTTCTCTAAGCGCATCAATTATTGCGGATTTCATTTTATCAATAGTACTACCATCTACGGATCCGCTCACATTAACAGTTATTGAATGGCCTCCACCAGTTTGGTTATTGTTAATCTTATCAATAGCTTGTCCTAGGCCAACATTTTGTTCAGATTGGACAACTCTCTCACCACCCTTAAGTAAAAAAGTTGAATTTGATAAAGATTTGGGAACTTCATCTAATCCCCCGTGAGCTTGAGATCCTGGAGGTCGTTGAGATTTAATTTTTTGTATATTCATTGCTCCAGCAGCTACAGCGGCGGCGGCTGCTGCAATACCAAGGGCTGGACCAACAAATGGAATGCTTGCCATTGAGGTATAAGCTGCAATTGCTGATAGTGGAATATTTATAGCTGCTTGAGCAATTGCAGCAGCTTGACCAATTTTAAATTGGCTTGAGTTTGAAGATTGCATTAAGCTGGCTGTATTATTTAGTGCAGTATTTAATCCTTGAAATTCTTGGGAAGCTTGAATACCTCTAACAGTACCCATTAATTTGCCGTGCTTTTCTTGCTCAAGTCTAATTTGTGCTAAAGTTGTTCCCCATTGATTCTTTAACTTCTGATTATTTTCTAAATCTTTTTGTAAATGAGCTTCTTTGATACCATTCATACGAATAGTATGCTCTTCCATAGCGGCTTCTTGCGCTAACTTAAATTCAGCGTCAGTTATTTGCTCATTAGTATATTTTTCTTGAAGAATTAATAATTCACTTTCATTTTGTAATTGTTCTTGCTGAAGCCTTAGAGCAAGCGCTTCTGGAGAAGTTCCTAAAATAGCCGCTCGCTGTTCATTAAGTTGAGCTTCCATCATAGTTCTTGAACTAATAGAATCAATTTTAATTTGAGTAATTTGTTCTTGATACTGCTGCTCAGTAATTTTATCTTGATCTCTTAATTGAGCAAGTTGCGCTTGTTTTTGTTGTGCTTGAATTACTTCAGCATCTTGCTTTGCTTGTGCTCCACCGCCTGTAGATCCAGACATTAAACTAGCTTTTAAATTTGCTAATTCAGCTTGCTTTTGAGATTCAATAGATATTGCCATTTGCTTCTGAGCATCTAAATTTGCCTTAAAAGCATCAAGCTCAATTTTATTAACATTTAAAATAGCTTGTGTTTTAGCATCAACTCCAGATTGAGAATCTAAACTAGCAAGACCTCTCATCTTTAAGATTCTTTGTTCATCAATTTGAATAAGTTGGTCTCTAATGCCTTTCGCAGAATCTAATTTCATTTGAGCTATTTCTGCTTGTACAGAAATTTCTCTATTTTTAATTAGATCTAATCTTATTTGTTCTTCTTTTGTAACCGCTCCACGAATCTCATTAGCAGTTTTTATTTTTAAGGCTTTTTCAGATTCGCTAGCGTACATTAATTGTTGGTTAACTTTTTCAAGCTCAGCTTTTACTGAATCAGTTTGAACTTCAGTTTGAAGTCTAATTTTTAATCCTTCAGCAGATTTCCTTAAGGTCTCAATAGACTTTGTCCAATTTTTAGCATCTTCTTTAAACATTTCCAAAGACATTCTTGGGGCCAAATCTTTTAGTGCATTAAATGCTGTTTTTCCAGAATCTAAAGCTTTTCCAAAAGCTTGTCTTAGTTGAGATAACTGTTGTTCTTGTTTTGCCAGTTGTTCATTTAATCCAGCTGTAGATCTTGCAATCATTAATGCATTAGTATCAACCTCTTTTCCATGAACTTTTGCAGCTTTGGCCGCATCCATTTGTGCTTGGCCAGATTTTTGTAAATCTTTAGAGAATTGGTTAATTTTATCAGAAGCAGACTTTAAAGACTTACCCCATTCTTCATTAAAGATACCTACTACAGCCCCAAGAGATTCGATATACATACCTAATGGAACCATAATCCATTCTAATGCTTTACCTAAACCAAACTTTAAAGCACCAACAACTAAATCGATATTTTTTATTAGAAAATAAAATCCAGCGGTTAGTCCAGCAATTGCAACAATCGCTAATGTTATTGGTGAGGTAATTACTGCCATTACTCCAGCTAATGCTATTCCAGCAACCGTAGAAGCTGTAGTTGCTATGGTTAACCAATTTACTGCGATGATATAAATACCTACAGCTGTAGTTGCTAATCCAAAGGCTATAGCTAAATCTTTTATTGTATCGCCATTAGTTAAAAGCCAAGTTGAAAGCTCAGCTGCATTTGACGACATTGTTGCTAAAACATTCGATAATGAATCAAATGCGGCTATGATCATTGGATTCTGAGCAATTAGTCTACCTAATTCTTCTTTAATATTTCCTATTTGTGTATGGAATCTGATCATAGAACCAGAATATGAATTTGAAGCATTATCAGCAAAGCCTTTATATTTCTTAGAAAGAAGATCTATTGCTCCACCATTTTTTAGTTCTTCCTCTGTTAAGTTTCCTATCTCTGTATTCGTTTTTTCTAATCTTCCACCAATACCAGATAATGTCATAGTTAACTGTCTAAAAGATCCATCTAAACTTTCGCCAGTTGCTGCAGATAAGTCCATCGCTGTCTGAACAGCTTTTTTTGATTGCTCAACATTTAATCCTTGTTGCATACCTAAAGCAATCATGCTTCTTAAAGTTTCATCTGAAACTCCAGTAACCCCTTCTAATGCTCCAGCCCACTCATTAACTGAAATAAATGCTTCATCGGTATATTGGCCAACTAAAGACATTGACATAGCCAATCTTTTATTTACGTTTTCTGCATTGCTGGCATCATTTACGCCTTCCATTATCTCAGCGTTAACTTTTCCAATAACATTAACAACTGTTTCGGCTATACTTTTAAACGCAAGAAAGGAAGTTGAAACGGCAGTTACAGCTTGGCCAAGTCCACCTTCACCCAATGCTTCAGTTACTTTTTTAATAGCGGAAGATATATTGTCTTCTGCTGTTAAGATTAATTTGACTTCGTTATTTGCCATAACTATATTGCCTTATTTTTTCTTTTGTGGATTTGATTTTGCGTTTTGTTCTGAAAGTTTCTTTGCTCTATACTTATTTACAATCCCATCTATATAGTCAAATAGGTCTTTTACATAAGCAGTTTGGTCAACTATTGTACCTTGATTTGGATAACATTTATTTTCTTTACATTCAAAATAAAGATCAACCAAAAACCTATCGTCGCGATGATTAAATATCATGGATCTTGGGCATTGCTCATAAAGGTTATCATTGAGGATTATTTTAGTAGGCGTATAATAGTTACTACAGTTTCTATTAAGTTGGAGATTATAGTCGCATGTTGAACAATCAAAAGTCCTAGATTTTTCATTATCTAGGACCATATCAACAAGAGTAGAGATTATTTTTTTTTAGACTCAGACACAGTTGATCTCATCATAATATAAGACCCAATTTCTTGAAGAATTGTTGATGGAATAGTATCAATCAATGCCTCATCAACTGCTGTTACTTTTGTTCCAGAGTGTATAGCTTTACATCCTTTAGAGAAATATTTAATTAACATTTCGCCGGTTTTAACAGGCTTAATGATAACTTGATTTCTCTTCATTTCTTCTAAAGTTGCACCTGGTTTAATTGGAGCAATTTCAGTTACATAATGATCTTGTTGGATAGCAACTAAATCAGAAGATGAAACGTTATTAATTACAAAGAAATCTGGAGTTTGACCATCAATAAAAACTAAATGTGAGATATCATATTCTTTTGAATATGCTACCATGTCAGATTTTTCTTTATCGATCGCGTCATCTTGTACGCTCACAACTTTTTTAGTTTCGTTCATTTTAATAAAATTAATTGCCACAAGTATCTCCTTTTCGATTAAAAAAATAGGACCCTTTCGGATCCTATTATATTCTACTTAATTTATTTCTTATAAAACATTACTTAATTGTTAAAGTAAATTCTTCATCAAGTGAATTACTATCAGGAGCTAATGCTTTACCTTCCAAAGATAATGTAACATAAGCATCTGCTTCGTTAGCAATTGGTGGAATGTTAAATTCTACTTTTGGTAAATAAAACTCAAAAGTTCTACCAACTGAAGAAGAAAAAGATGGACCTGGTATTCTTTGTGGCTCAAGTGTGATAGTTAATTCTTCTGCAATAAATTGTTTATTTCTCATATAAAAACTTAAAGTGTCTTTATTCAAAAGAACTTCAATTTTTACAGAAACTTCTCTTCTTTTATCTGCAATAAATCCACAAATTTTATCTGTACCGTATAAGAAATCTTTTTTAGTATAGTTGTTAGACAAACCAATTTCAGCCATAATTAATTCACAGTCTCCAATTGGAAATCCTGCAACATTAAAAGTTCCTCTTAATCCAAGAAGAGCATATTCAGCTGTGATTGGTAAATAATCTGCTGGGGCGTGACCAATAGCAAAGTCTCCAGTTGTTGCACTGAACGCTGCTCCATCAAGAGTTACTATATCTCCAACTACTGCGACTACTTTTCTAGCAGAAACAATGATTGTATTTCCATCAACACCATCGATAACATCAACTAAAGAGTCAACTTCAAATCTAAAGCCGTGGCCAACAGTTACTTCAATATCATTTCCAATAACCGTGTCTGAAACTAAATTAGACTCACCAGCGATATATGCGTCTTGAGCAAAACCTTCAAAACTCATTTGAGCTTTACCATCACCTGGTAAACTAAATGTTAATTTATCACCAACAACACCAACCGCAAGTCTTGCATAGTGGGTTGCTTCTTCAACGATTCTTGCAGAGTTTCCATTGAATCTTGATAGCTTATATTTAATTTCAGCAGGATTAGAAAGATCAACTTCACCAAATGCAGAAAGAATAAGTGGGTGCATTGGTGGTAAACTTGGATTTAATCCAACTGGAGTTCCTGGAATAATGTGAGATTCAACTTTTACTTCAACCGTTTTCTTTCCAGATAATCTTGCAACTACCGATCTTCCCGATCTTGAGGGAGAATCTTCTCTTGGAATATCAAACTTAATATCGCATGTAATAAAGTCGATAGCGTTTGCAGCTAATGGAAGTAATCCACCAGTAGCATCATCACCAAATCCACCTGTTTCAGAGCCCAACCAAACTTTTTGATCGACTCCTAAAAATTCATAACTTCTTGCTTTTAATTTTCTTCCAGCCATATAATTACCCTCATTTTTTAATTAGTTTATTGTTCATTTATTATTATGTTAAAGCGTTTACCTTAAACACATATTTTTGAGCACGTATTTTTTTAACGATGCTGATATCTGCTACTAAAAAAGTGTAAATTACAGCATTTACTGTAAAAGAAATTTGACCAGGAGTAGAAAAATCAACTAAAGTCATTTTTTCACCAAGGTATCTTTGTGTACCAAAGTAAACGTTGAATGAGTTTGATTTTTTAGCGTAAAGATCTTCAATTTTTGTAAGAAATTTAGCTAAATAAGCTGGGTCGTGAAGTTTAGAGCGAATGAAAGCGTTAGGTTGTGACATTGTTTCTTCCTATGTTGTAAGTTTTTCAACTCGGGTTTACAACAAGTATTTACAATAGCAATTATCTTGGTCTACCAAGACACCTAATGAATTCGCATCTTAATTCAATTTCGAATAATCTTGTATTAGTATTGTCAAATAAACCATTATCAGTTATAACTTGTTGAATCTCAGCTTTATTAACAATTCCTGCTAAATGATTGTTGTCTTCAATACATTCTTCCACATCAGAAATAAATTCTTCAAATTCTTCTAATGTAGTTTCCTTTAGAACGCCGAACATTCTTATAGTCCACACATATTCTCTAGTTTTACCAGCGTGTCGAACAATTTGAACCTGATCATCAACTAAAAATATAATTGGACACTCAGGAGCTGAAACATCTCTCCATGATTTAGTATCCATTCGAACATCTTGAATATCTCTCGTGTACCCATTTGCAATTGTTATTGTTTGCAATATTGATTGAAGAGCCTTTAAAATTCTAAGTCGACGAGACTTGAAAACATTTGCCGCTGTCTGTATTACTTCAAGTTCTGATATTGGTAGTTCCATTATTTATCCATCGTTTGTTTTATAAAAAATCTAAACTTTTCTCTTATGATATCTGCTTTTTCATCTATCGCAGGTTGCATATATGGTCTAGCAGGTATTCTTGTTGCTGGGATATCGTGGCCTTTTGAAAACCAAAATTGTCCATTTCCACCCATAAACTTTAATGCTTGAGTATTTCTCGGCTCAACTCTTCTTGCTGGTATCATACCACCATACTCGTGGATAGCAGCGTATGAAATATTTTCAGGACCGACGCGACCTGTTACAGTATTACCATTAACTTGTAGATCTTTTTGGACAGAGTTTAAGAGCGATCCAGATCTAACATGTAATCCAGATCGAACTCTAATATTTTGTTTCATGGCTGCTTCTAACATTGTTAAAGCTTGATACATTTGAATGGCCATGCCTCTATTTACAAGAGAAGCATTTTCGCTCATTTTTGCAACAACTTCTTTAATGTTATCAGCAATTATTAACTTCAATTAAACTCCAAATATATTCGTTTGAGATTTCTCGAATAATGGCATTGTTACATCTTTATACGGCTCAAGCAATTCTAAAATCGTATCCGGAATACCATCTTTAATTTTAGAGAAGGATTCTCCACGAACACCTTTTGAAGTTATATTCAAATCTCTATTGCTTCTTTGGAAATAATAATATTCAACTAATAAAGTTGTTGCGTGTCTTAAGTCAAAAGGAATATCTTCAGCATCTTTAGCCCAACCGGCGGTATATTTTATTTTTGTGCTTCCAATAACAGATCCAGAAAATATCTTTCCAATAATGGTATCAAAGCCATCATCTCTTAATACGATATCGTTTCCGACAATTCTTAATGCCAAATCAGTAAACTCTTGTCTTACATCTGCATATCCCCTTAAAATTTGATTAACAGATGAAACAATTGTCTCTGGACCAAAGTTTCTATTATAATCTATTCTTACTTCTTGAACAGAAACAATAGGCCACTTAGATGGAAGTATTACGTTTGAGTTATTTCCATCTAACGTTTCTTCAAATTGTTTAGCAATAACAGACGTTTGTAAAATGTTTTGAACTTTATCACAAGCAATATTGATTACTCTTTCAAGTAATCTTCTTAGTTCTTCTTGTCCTGATAAAAATGGAGCAGGATCAGCTGGTACAGCGTATAAGTTTGGTTTAATATTTAACCATTCAGCTACTTCTTGCAAAGTTAAGTAAGCCGTAGGTTTTAAAATTGATGTATATGTTGCCATTATTTTATCCTTTTGAATCTATTGTCTGATTCTATTTTACTCAAAATCCATACAATATCAATATCATCATCCAATATGCCTCCTCTATCTCCACCTAAATACTCAATATAAATATGACCTGAAGCCTCAGAGCAAATGGTATCCTTAGAAGGAAATGGATTCTTGATAATAATATGATTAAATGTTATGAATTTAACAACGAATTTAATTAAAAATCCTACTAGTTGCATCCAACCATAAGGCACTCCAATATCTCTTTCAATGAAGATTTTCACTTCATCATATTTTTCTTGGGTTACTTCTATTTCGTATTCTCTAACAACCATAGAAGAAACAATAAAATTTTTCTTATTAACTAAATGCGTTTGCATTCCTTCAGCTTCGTAAATCAATTCTTCTCCAGATGAAGAGGTATATTGAATATAGCAATGAGAACAATCAATTCCTTGAATTTTTCTGATTAGCCAGCTTAATGGTAAATGTGTTGTCGAAAATCCAAAGGTTAACTTTTTCATTTTTACTCCGAATCAATTGCTACATAGAAGGTTCCAGTAGCATATTCACCTGTTAATGGTTCATGGTTTTTAATATAAACTCTTATCTCTACATAGTCAGAATATTTAATTGGTTTTGGTCTTGCATAATCAAATGGGAAAACATGAACATCATAATTTAGTTCACCTAATTTTGGAATTAATCCCTGACCTTCATTGCAGGCACTGACGAAATCTTTCATATTTTTATAAACAATTTTCTTTCCTGGGATAGCCATGGTACCATAATATGGATGATTAATAAACCATGGTTCAAAAATAATTGGAGAAGGTAGTGAAATATTTGTTGAAAATTGAACTTCAGCTGCTTTAACGGAAAGCTTCTTTCCAATTTTTGGTCTAACAGAATAATATGAATTTGTTGCATACGAGTAACTAACTTTTATAATTCCGGTTTGAGCATTAGAAAAAATAACTTTTCCAGTAATATAATCAACTGTCCATAAAGCTTCATTAACCGCCTGAAGAACATCGTCAATATAAAGTTTGACAGCCCACTTAAAAGCATTTCCTTCCATGATATTATCTTCATCATAGCAGCGACCATGAGTTAAATCTATCCAGAATGGATTTACACTTGAGTAAATTAAATTATCGGAAGTTGTTAATGTTTCTTGAACGATTTGAATTGATGATGGATACCATGAACACTTATCTGTTAAGTCAAAAGTAACTATAGTTGCTGAGTCACCTTCTGGTTCATAAACTGCAATTTTTTGCAATCCAGTTGATGTTTTTTCAACATCTAATTTTACAGTTTGAGCATTATCATTTAAAAAAAGTATTGATTCACTTAGTCCAATTATTTTTATTGCATCGTTATAAACTTCTGCAAGATTAGAATTTAAATCATTTAAAAAAATATTATCTTTGGAGAAAAGTTCTGCTTCTATTTGATTTTGACATTCATAAAATGAATTTGCTTCAATATAAACTCCACCATAAGAATGAGCTATTGAATCTATATTTTTAATTTTCTTAGTCATAAAAATTCCTTAAGTTGATGCACTAAATGTAACTTGCATTGTTGGAGTGTTGATTGATCCAGTGATAACTCGAATTGCAACTAAAGCACCTGCTGTAAAATTTGCTAATGAAGGAGCACCAATAAATTCCACTCTCTTATTTCCACCCATATCAAAAGAATAAATTGGAATTGAAGAGCTAACATTTAAATCAAAAACTCCAATGGTTGCATTTGAATTTGCTGCAGTTGTTTGACAAGTGATGTTTAATAATCTTGCAGGAGCAGATAATAAAATTGGAGAAACATCACCTGCAGATCCTGCATACCATTCAGTGTATCTTCCTGAATTTGCATTACCACCGTATGAAGTTAGAAGAACAAAGCGATCATTAGCAAGTGCATCTGCTTTTGCTTCTTCAATTGCATCTTGAACGTTTAATGAAGAAATTCCAGATGGACCAGGATTTCCATTATATTGTGGATTTCTATCTGGTTCAAACGGAACTGATTGTGCTACTGGTGATGTAAATGGACCTGACATTTATTTCTCCCCAAATGCAACTGATCCTGTACCAGTAGACATCTTGAAATAAATTTTACAGTTAAATCCCATTGGTAAACTAAAGAATTGACTCTTGAATAAATCAAATGGACATGTTGCGTCATATCCCCACTTAACATTTGTAGTTAAGCCTTGCATCTCAACTATCTTTCTATTAGCCAAAGCAGTTGCTCCAACTTTTCCTTCTGTTGGAGTAGTTGTTAAATTCAAAATAGTATTCAGTCCTAATTGATTAGGAACATCTGCCGTTTGAAGATCAAGTAAAGTCGTAGCTCCAACAGGATTTGTTTCTGATCCAGTGGAGCTTTGGCCTATTATTTTAACTTGAAGGCCTGATTGTACGTCTGTTAAATCTACCATTTTTTACCTAATTAAATTTCATGACCAGAAGTTGTTGAGTAAACATCTTGAGGTTGATTATCTTTATTTGTAATTGTTAGTCTAACTTTAACACCTGCGGCAACAGTTACATTTTCCACAATAATGAATGGAAGATTTGGATTAGCTGTTGAGTTGAATTGAACAGCTACAGTATTAAATACTCCAGATGCTACTGCAGTTTCAACTTTTACTTCTGCTTTAATTTTACCAGAAGCACTTACTAAAATTTGAGATAACTTTAAAATCTTTAAAGCTGTTACTGTATAATCATGATTAACTGAAGCGTTAGCCGCTACTGCAGCTGAAGTTTTATAATCATTAATCTCAACTCCTTCAGAATCAGTAATTGTAACTGGAAGTGGATTAGAAGTTGAAAAGAAATCTCCATTTTCATCATGAATAGAAACGTCTAATAATCTTTTTAATCCATTAGTAACTGAAGTAATTCTTTGAAGCATGTTTACTAAGCCTGGAGCAGCATTTCTAACTGCAGCAACTAAGCCAACACTTGCAGGAACAGTATTTGTCCCAACATTATAAACACCGTCTAAAACAACATTTCCAGCTTCTGATAATTTCATAACTCTATCAGTTCCAGCAGGATCATCACCATGCATTTCAACGTGAAGATTTTTATCTCCATCGACTTGGGCACCTTTAGTTGGATCAATAAAATCTACAATTTTAGATTGAATCTTCTCTTGAAGATCTCCTTCAGTACGAACTGGCAAAGCTGTATTTTGATCTGACATAAGTTATTCCCCTTTATTTAAAATGTCTGTTAATTCAATTATTTTTTCGTCCTGAACTTTAATTGCATTCTCTAAGCGCTTACACTCATCTTTTTTTAATTCCAACTGGTATTCTTGCTCCATCTTCGCAGCAGATACAGATGCTAGTTGAGATTTGATTCTTAAAATTTCTAATTTAGTCATTATAAAGCTCCGTCATTTTATACTTACATTATCTCTATTAATTGGATTCTTCCTGTAAAATCGCCTGATGTTCTATTATGTAAAACTTTCAATTCAATTTTATCTCCAGCTGCAAAAACTTGTCCCTCTTCAGATGCGCCAATGAAAACAAAGTCTCCAAACATTGGTCCATTAAACCAAGTATGTTTCACATCTATCTTATTTCCATTCTTATATAGATTGAAAGTTCCAATTGATTGTCCACTAAAAGATATTCTTTGAATTTTAGCTGTAATAAGTGCTGGAACTGTATATGATACTATAGACGTTTCTATACCAGAAACTACAGCTGGAGCTTCATTAAAGATATTTTTTTCAACCTCATTAGAAGAAACTGAAGAAACAATATTTACATTAATTGATCCATCATCATTTACTTCTAACTCATTATCTTGATCGCCAATTCTAACTGAATCATGTAATCTTGTTCCCACATCTTTTGAGGTAATGTGAGCATCAATCTCTGCATTCTCAATAACTGTAGTCATAGCATTATCAAATACGTTTATTGCTAAAGCATATT